TCAGTTCACTCGCGAGAAGTCTGGCGTCCATGCCGGCGCGGCCGGCGGTGGGTTCGGGTCGGCAATGGTAGGGCTGATCATGCCCAGCTTCATGCGGGCGTACATGCGGCCCACCAGCGGGCGCTTGCCCCGGCTTTCGACAAACACCCACTGGCGGTCAATCAGCCAGCGGCGTTGGTAGGCCCTGGCCTTGTAGCCGGTGAGTTCGGCCAGCTCCTCGTCGGAGAGGATTTCAGTTTCCATGGGATTCTCCACACCGCCGGCGGCGGCAGAAGGTTTTAATGAAGGGTCACGCTGTCCTGCCCTGGGGCGATGGCGCGAGCCTGTTGTTCGGTTCGGAAGGACATGTGCTGTTTGGTGCCTTTGCAGTCGGCGATGACCCACCAGAAGCCGCCGAAGCGGTGCGGGCCCTTGATGATCTTCGTGATGGTCATGACCGATACTCCATGCCGCGCTTGGCGGCAGAAGGTGGTGATGGGTTACAGGTTCACTACCTGACTGTTCGGATCGAAAGGCTTGCCATCAGGATCTACCACCAGGCGCGGCACGTTCTTTTGAAGAAACTCATCGAAACACTGTGGGCAATAACTGGCCTGAGCGGTCTGAAGCTGAGCGTGCCCGGTGTAGCCGCACTGCGGACACTTGAGTGCTGTTGGGATAATGAAAGCCATGAGGATTCCTCGCCCGCCGTACACCGGCAGGCTGTTGAGTTGGAGGAGGGGTCAGTAACGGTCGAAAAAGTTGCCGCCGCGCCTGACGAAAGGGGTCGTTGCCATTTTCTGCGCCGCGAAGCCGGCTTGCCGCAGGTCGACTTGTTCGTGATCGGCGTAACCGGTGTGCAGAACCTCGTCACCCGTCACGCTGCTCAGCACAATCATTGCTGCCAATGGCTCTCGCTCGCAGTCGTTGCCTTCGATGTGCGCGGCGATCGTGCGGAACCAGTCGGCCAGCTTTTTGCGTTGAGCCTGGTTCTGCTCGACCTTTCGGTTGTGCAGCCGGGTGCTGGCCGGGAATTCGAAGATCTCAGCCATGGGTGTACCTCCGTGGTTATTGAACGAGTTCGGTGGGCACGTTGACCGTGGCGCCGCGCTTGGCGAAGACAACGGCGCGGAACACTGCGATGGCTCGGGTTTCGCCGATCTGGCGGTTGAACGGGTTGTTGGTCATATCGGCCAGCCACGGGTGTCGGTGGCCGACATCGACCCAGACGCGGTATTTCGTGATCAGCTGCTCGGCGTCCGGGACGGCGAAGAGATCGAGCTGTCCCGCCACGGGCTGCTGCTGCTCACCCTCGATCGCGTTGATTGCCCAGTCCAGCGCCGGGCCGGTCAGTTCCTCGGTGGGGACTCTGATCATCCGGTTCATAGGTAATTGTCGTAGTTGTCGAAGCAAGAGCCGCACAAGGGTCTCCAGCCTTGGCTGGTTGCTTGGGGATGATCCTTCCGAACCCATCGCCATTTCTGGACGAACGCACCACAGTCGCGGCACCGAATATAGTGGTCGACGGCTTTTCGTTGAGCGATTTCGATCTTCTCGCGCTCCAGCTCCAGATGGTGCGCTTCTTGTTGCTCGGCGAACCATTCCTTTTCCTGCTCCACCGTCATTTCCGGAAAGATGTCGCTCATCTGTGTCATCGCCACGGCCCCTTGTAGATAAGGTAGGCCATGTAGAGCGGGGCGAAGATCATGGCGTCACCTTCTGGCCGAGCAGCACATCGCTGACGACCTCCCAGAGTTGAGCGGGCGACCACTGGAACCGGTCGAAGTCGGTGTCGGGCTCGACGCCGACGCGGCAGGTGGAGTGCGCGCCAGATGGGTACTCACCGCGCTTGGCCATGATCGTCGCCACTCGGCCATCGCCGCCTGGCTCCGTGCGGTGATATTTGTACGCCAGGGTGTTGTAGTCGTTGCCGGCGGTGATGATGATCGTGCCGTCCGGAATGAGATCGGCGCGACCGTCAGGCGTCCATGGCCGGCCGCCACCAGCCGTCCGTGCGCCCTCGTGCAGGTACAGCATGTACTCGCCGGCGTCATGGTGAACGATCTCGAAGCAGTGATTGACTTGCTTGCCAACGATGACGCGCGAGGTGAAGTTGAAGCGGTGGTCGTGGATCGCCGAGTGTTCGAAGCAGGCCCGGCGTGGCAGTTCAGGGTGCCAAACGTGCAGGCGCTGATTGCCCTGGAGTTGAACCTGCACGAACCCGAGCCCGTGCAGGGTGATTTTGTCCGTCATTACGTCATCGATAATCATCCGATCACCGCCTTTATGGTCAGGGCCAATGGAAGCCAGAAGAAGAGGGTGCAGCCGGCCATGCATTTGAGGATCATGGCGTCACTCCACCCCGTTCAGGTAGCAAGGCTCCGTGGCTTCAGCGAGCCACTGCCGGAGAGATCCCGCTGGAGTGCCGGGTGCATCTTCGTCCTGCCACTGCTGGTCGAGCTCCGAATCGCCAGCCAGAACCACGTCGTAATCGTCCGAGTGTTCGTGCAACCAGTCGCCGTTGTACTCAGCCAGAACTGCCAAAGCCTGTTCCGGGTTTTGAGCGGCAACCCAGTCTTGATCGCCGACTTGGTAGCAGAGCAGCGGCCCACCCTCCGGCTCGAAGGTGTAGCTTTTGGAGTTCATAGCGCTGTCGATGGCCTTGTCCAGCGCGGTGCCGGTCAGAACGTCCCCATGGCTGGCCAGGCCAACGACAATCCATTGTTCTTCTGGGAGCGTTACGGGCGCGCTGGCTTTTGGCTCACGGAGAAACCGATATCGATCGGCAAGGGGGCGATCTTCGTCATGACTGCGCTTGAGCCCTTCGACGTTCGCGAGGAGGGTCGACAGGGAGTGATTGCTGCTCAGACCGAACACGTTGTAGATCCGGGCCAAATCTGGGGGAACTTGAGACATGACTTCGTCCTTGCCGCTATAGCGGCTGACTTTGAAGGGGGAGGGAGTTACGGGTAGTTGGTGCTGATGCGCTGGGCGATTTCTTCGAGCTCACCGGCAATTTCAAACATTTGGTTGTTGTCGCGCCGGGAAACAACTGGGGATCGCTGCACGTTGCGGCCGCTCAGGATCTTCGCGGCCAGCAGGATCAGCCAGGCTTCGAGCTTGCGGCGAACGAAGCGCTTCATGCCTGCGGTACCGGGTGGCTCGCGTTCCAGCGCTCGAAGGCTTCTTGCGTGGTTGCCGCTTCGACCTTCTCGCCGCACTGGTTGCACGCCGCCACACCGCCGGCCGCACCGACATCGCGATGACCCTGCTTGCACGGGTGCATGCGCCAGTCCTCATCCTGTTCCTGTTCAGCCACCTCAGCCACCAGGTGCTTGCCGCAGGAATGGCAGAAGTTCATGCCGTTCTCTTCCGGACCGTCATCGTAAAATGACCACGTAGAGCCGCAGCCGGTTTTCCAGATTCCGCTTTCGCCGTCTTGGCTCCATTCACAATCGCCGCCGGCGAAATCATCAATCCGCTGATCCGCTGCGTTCAGGCGCTGCTGCAGGGCGTCACGCTCGGCGGTGACCCTGTCGAAGTCGTTCGATTCAACATACCGCCCGCCGTCGACCGGAACCATGTCAGCGCATGATTCGTCGGTATCCCTGTCCAGGTCGTAACGAATTACCTCGCTCATCCTGCAATCTCCATCGATACCAGATCATGGGCGTTCACGACCGGCATGCCGAGCTCGCGGGCAATGTGAACTTCGAGCCGGGCGCCTTTCGAGTTCTCCCAGCCGGGCAGCACCGCGACTTGACCGCACAGGCCCAGCCGTGTCAGGTCGTAGGCCATGTAGTCGGCCCAGTCCACGCCATCGACGACGCCGTGCTCTGCCGGATTCTCAACGACGTAGCCTCGGGCGCGCAGATCGGCGGCCATCTTGTTGAAGGCGGGGAAGTTGAAGTCTTCGAAGCCGGACATGGGGCCGGCCAGGTACAGACGGTTGGCGCGGGTGGCAGCAAGGGTGACGCCGGGAGCAACCACGGCCTTGATCCGGTCAACTGCACGATCAATCGGCGACTGAATGAACTGCGGGAGCGGCTGGTTGGCGGGCGGCGTTGCGCTGGTGACGGCGCTGATCATTCCGACGAGTAAGTCAGTGACGATCGAGCGGATGCTTTCTGTGGGCATAGGGATACCTCGGCGAGTATATTCGCGTCCCGACGTTGGGAGCATGGTATGGATCGAGTGATAGTTTTGGGATGTGTTTTACTGGTCGCGTTCGGTGCGATTTTTGGTATTGCGATCAATCTGCAAAGTGGGTCGGGTACGGCGGTAAAGAGCGCTCTGGAGGTTGCGGCGGCAATCTCAACAATTTTTGCTGCAGCGGTTGCGGTACATGCCCTTACTGTATGGAAGTCTGAGTTCAGACACGGCAAGAAATTTGATTCTCTTGCTAGGCTTAAAGCCGCTGTAGATGGCTTGGGAATAGCCCCAAAGTTTATGCGCTATTCCATGATGCATGGACTGCATAGGACCCGGCGGAATGCTACAGAGTCTGATTTTTTAAATGACACATTAAAGGCATCACGCGAAGAGTGGAGTGCTGCAGATCGTGAATGTTCAGCAGCAATAGATGAGTGCGAGCTTTTCGTCGATGAGGCGAAGTTTCGGGAGCTAACTCTCCTCACGACTGAGCTATTTGGGTTGGTGATGAACTACAAAGATGAAATGTTAGACTTGGCATTTCAAGATGAGAAAGTAGATGAGCCATTAATTCGCGAGAATTTCACAAAAGTTGAACGTGAATGCATATCTCTTCTTGAGAAACTCCGTGATTTAGTTAAAGAATTGCGCTCTGGATTTCGTAACTAAGAAATTTGAACTACGCGGCTGCTTCCAATGCTTCAATGATTCGCTGCCCAGCAAGCGGGGGCACCGCGTTGCCGGCCATGTGCATGGTCAGGCGGTGGTTATCCGGGCGCTTGGTAGTGGCAGGGAACGACATGGCTGCGAGCGCCTCATCCGCCGATAGCATTCGCATCTCGTCACCGCGAACCAGTGCCCACCGGTCTAGCGTAGTGATGGTTCCGATTGGGCGGTTGATGTCCCGGCCGGTGAGCCCGGAGCCTTTGCCGTAGTAGGGCATGATGAACTGGTCACCGAAGCGCTCCCGGCCATTTCTGACCCGGTCCAACGTGGCTTGCGCGCGCCCTGGCTTCTCGATTGGTGACCAGCGACCGGCGTCGAACTCAAGGAAGCTGGCGGCTGGAACGTGCTGGCGGCGGTGCAGTTCAAGCATCAGTGGCGACTTACTGCGCGTGCAGACCAGGAACAGCCGGACGCGGTGCTGAGGCACGCCGAGGTCTGCGCAATCCACAACATGGGGCGCGATCATGTAGCCCAGCGCGGCCATGGCCTGAGACCAGGCTGGATAAAGCGCCCAATCGGTGAACTCTTCGACGTTCTCGACCAGAACCACTTCGGGGCGATGGAACTCGGCGGCGGAAACCACGGCCCACGCGGTTGACCGCGAGGCATCGTGCTGAGCGTTGCCTGACTTCTTGCCTCGCGCTTTCGAGTGGCCCTGGCAGCAAGGTGAGGCCAACATGATGTCGTGGGCCGGGACTTTTGACCAATCCGCCTGGTGCAAGTCCTGGCAGACATGAATCGCTTCTGGGTGGTTGGCGCTGTGCCATTCGACGGCGACCGGCCAGTGGTTGGCCGCCCAGATAACTTCGATGCCTGCGTCACGGGCACCGGTTGACCATCCGCCGAGTCCGGCGAACAAATCGATTGCAGTGGGCATGTGCGTCCTATGCCGGGGCATGCCCGGGCGGTGGAGGGTGGTGAGGTCAGGCGGTGCCGAACAAATCGAGCTGATCGGATTCTGCTTGCTGGTCTTGCTGGCGGGTTATTTCGTGTTCGATTCGCGCTCGGGCAATCGCTGCGTACTGCTCGTCGATCTCGCAGCCGATGAACTGAAAGCCTTCGCGCATTGCTGCTTTGCCGGTGCTGCCGCTGCCCATGAATGGATCGAGCGCCACGCCGCCGGCCGGGGTCACCAGGCGCAGCAGATAGGCCATCAGGTCGGTCGGCTTGACCGTTGGGTGGTTGTTTCCCTTCGTCTCCGTGATTTCGACCTTGCGCAGCGTGGTTCCTTTTTGGAACTGGGGGCCAGGGTTCAGCAGGCCTTCGTGGCGGTCCGTGCGGCTGGTCTTCGCGCAGTAGAAAAAGCGGGCGGCGCTCCCGCTGTCAAGCCGGCGTGCCCCGGGCTTCATCTGAAATCCGACGACACCTGAGTTCGCGCTGTCTGCGCTCGCCTCGGCACCCCGACCGCGCTTCATGTTTCCGTAGCAGTTCTGCCCGGCCCGCTGCGTATCGCTGGTGCTGGCGGCTGCGAGTTGCCCGGGCGCATCGGGGAATGCGGCGATGACATCCGGGCTCCCGTCGTGAATCAGGTTTGCCGGCCACCGGCCGAGATCAGAAGCCTCCGAGGTGCGAGGCAGCGTTCCTGACTTGCCTCCGACGTAGTTCCCGCCGCGCATATCAACTGTTGTCAGTCTGCTCCAGTTCTTCGCCAGGGCCTCGGCGTCGATGGCGCGCACGCGGCACCCGTCAATGTTCAAAGCGCCCGTGCCGTGGGTTTTGACGTTTGCAGCGACGGTCCCGGCGAACGGCTTGCGCGCGACGGTAATTGGCTCCAGAGCCGGCTTCAGTGCCGTACCCCAGCCTTCGTGCTCGCCTTCGAGGTTGTGCGACTTCGGGAATCCCGATCCATACACCCAGGCGATCATGTCGCGGATCTCAAACCCGGCATCCTCAATGCGCGCTGCCATCCGGTGCTGAGTGCGGGTGCCGGCGAACGCCAGAAGGTGGCCGCCCGGCTTGAGTACACGCAGGCATTCCGCCCAAACCTCAACCGTCGGCACGTCGTAATCCCACTTTTTGCCCATGAAGGACAGGCCGTAGGGTGGGTCTGTCACAACGCTGTCGACGCTGTTGTCTGGAAGGGTGCGCATCATTTCAATGCAATCGCCGACCAAGATCTGGTGAGAAGGTGGCATAGGGGATCCTCGCCGGCTGGCGTGATTCGTAGAAGTGGGGTATTTGTGTTGCTCAATCTGAGCGAGAGACTGTATGGAAACCGCCGAGCCATGCCCTTATGAAGCAGCAGTGATCAAGGCGAGGACGCCATTTATCGTCTACGCCTTGCTTGCGATCGCTGCTCCCATTGTCGCGATTGCACTTTGCTACGGGCTGGACAAGCCCAGCATGTGGATCGCAAGGAGCGGGGCGATAATGTCGGGCCTCTCATTTTTGGCAGGACTGAAAGCCAGGGACATGGCGGACGTCTTCAACGATGAATCGTTCGCGGGGAATTCATTCGGAATCGCGAGAGGCAAGTACGGCCCGCAGATCGCTCGGTTCGTTAAGCTATCGACCTCGCTGGTGGTTATCGGAACTCTCGTCTGGGGGTTCGGTGACGAGCTTCCGATCGGCTACTCGTCCTGACCAACTCGAAGTGCTTCGCGGTCGTGGGCGATCTTCAGCTTGCGCGACACGTATTCTGGTATCACGTATTCGTGCCGCGGCGGCGTGAGCAGGGGAAGGGCGCCGCCCGGCCCAAGGCCGTGCAGGTGGTGAATCATCAGGGTGATCGCCTCGCCCGGTTCCTCGATGCCGCTCCACGCCATTAGTTCAGCAAGGGCTTGGCGCGTAGCGAGCAGGGTGTGGAACCGAACCTCTACTTCGCCGCGGCTCTTCCTCTTCGCCGCGGCTTTCTCTGAGCGCTCCGCGTTGCTCTTGGCCATGGCCTACCTCTTCAATTCCGCTGGCCGGCAAGTCCAGCCAGGTCTGGCGGCGGCGCGTGGCCGCCCGGTTTGTGATTCGTCTCACGCTGCGACCTTCACCTGATGCCAGGCGCCGGCGGCGTAGAACAGCTTTGCGGCCTGTGCCTCTTCCAGCGTGATCTCGGCCGGGATGGCGATCCAGCCCGATGCAAGAATGTGGTTCGGGTTGCAGCCGTTACGCAGCTCCAGGTAGTAATGCTCGATCGCATCAGTCAAGCGCTCGACCTTGTACATACCCTGCGGCGAAATCTCCGTGGACTTCAGGTACTCGGTGCCCAGCTCGTCGCGGCACATCGCGGCGATGTAGATGGTCCAGTGGTAGGAGAAGTCGAACAGGGCGTTGGCGATCGCCAGACTGCGGATCTGCCGGCAGTTCTTCCAGTTCACCATGATCTGGCTGCCGCTCGGATCGATGTTCACCACCGCGACGTGGTTGGTGCTGAGCAGCGCCCGGCAACTGCGCTCGGCCCGGGCGAAACCGTTGTTGGGTTTGCGTTTCGATTTCATAGCGAGTCCGCCATCTTACGCAGCGCCTTGCGGTCGGCGGCCGATATCGGCTTCGGGCGCCGCTTGAGGACCGTTTCAGGGTCGATTTTTTTCGAGCGCGGAGGTTTTGGTTTCATCCGGACGGTTGGCAGCTCCTGATAGTTGGCGCCGGGACGCGCCCAGAAATCTGCAACCGCCGCGGAGATCTCATCCGACTCTGCCTGTTTGGCCAGAACCGCGTTGAGGTTGAGACTGATCATGCTGCCACCTTCACCAGCCTCACGCCGGCCATGCTGAATTTGGCGCCTTGAGCGGCCACCAGAGCATCAAGCTTTTCCCAATCCACGGTCAGCACCGAAATTGGGGCCTGGCCAACAGCGACGGCATGGATCAATGCTTCCAGATCGAACACTTCTGCCTGCAGGTTCACCGGCGTCGCGGTTGCAGCTGATGGTTTCGAGGCGGGCTGAACCGGCGCCGCAGCTTTCATCGGTGCCGGGCTGGCAATCGGTGTCTCTTCGACCGGAGCCTTGGCCTTTGCCTCAGCTTCGATTCGCTGCAGCTCCTGCTGGCGGATCTCCTCCCGCTGCGCTTCGGCTTTCTGCTCCTCGGCCTTCTGATGCTCAGAGATGCGCACCTTGATCAACGCGACCAGGTCGTCGTTCGCCTTCATCACCAGTTGCTGAATATCGTTGAACAGGAAAGCGTAATCGGCGGCCAGTTCGGCGAGGCTGCGCAGGTTCAGCCGAATGCCGTCGGCGGTCTGGCTGGCGGCGATTTTCGCCCGGGCCAGCTCGGTATCCACGGCGTCCTGTAGGCTTGCAATCGTGCGCTTGTTCTTCATGACCCCAGCGAAGTCAGCTTCCACCGCGGGAAGAATGACTCGGCCCAGAGTCTTGTTGATGGCTGCAACGTGATCAGCCAACGAGTTCTCGGCCTTCTGCTTGATGTTGGCCTTCACCAGCAGCTCCTGAGCCTTCACCAGCTTGTCGACCTTGAGGCGCGTTTCGCGGGCGTGCCCGCTGATGCGATCCAGCGAAGCAAACAGCTCATCAATGGTTTGGGTCTGCGATAGTGCTTGCTTTTTGGCCGTGGCCACCGCGCTTTCGACGTCGCCGCACCATTTCACTGCCTTCTTGGCGTCGGCGAAGTCCTGGTCTGTAACAAGCTCGGTTTTTACCGAGTCGATTACCGCCAGCGCCGATTCCTCGAACACTTTCAGGTTGCTCGCGGTAACCATGCCGGTCAGCTCGATCCGCAGCGCTGGCAGCTCGTCCGGGGCCTTTCCGACGACTATCGAAGGCGCCTCGGCCATTTCGAAGTTGGCCAGATCGGCCTCGAACTGTTTCCAGCCTTCAACAAGCTGCGCGGCGCGGCCGGCAACAGGTCGGTATTCCATGTGTACGAAGTTTTCGGCGGTGCCGTCGGAGCAAACGAAAATCACACGCTCGGCGCCGCTCACCAGCAGTTGCTGCTCGAGCTGCCAGTAGTAGTGCGGATCAAGATTTTCCGCACGCACCTGGGCAGCCAACGATTCATTCCAGAGCTTGTGCTCGAACAGGGTCTCGCCGAGCATCGTCGCGCCGTCCATGGAGGCCAGCAGGTTGCCGTCGGTGCCGACCACGGGATAAAGCTCTTCGCCGATCATTACTTCAACCAGCGGCCGGGCCAGCGCTTCAGTGGCATGTCCTTTATCGAAGATGTACTGCTGAGACTGGGTGACTTCCGGTGCAATGCCGGTTTTCTTCATTGTCAGCAGTTCGGAACGGGTTTGGTACTTCGAGGCGCCCATCATCGCTGGCGCCTCGGAGGCGGTGAAGTGCTGGGCACGGAGTGCGTGCCACTCGGCGGAGCCTTGAGCTACGTTGTGAATTTTCATGCTGCGTCTCCGTCGATGGCTTTGAGGTTATGGATGGTTTCGATCTGGTCGTCGCGTAACGTGTATTTGCTGCTCACGTTGACGATGATGTGTTCCGGATTGGTTCTGCCTGCGTCGATGAGCGGCCGCCACTTTTCGATGTTTTCCGTAAGAAGATCATCGGGGTAGGGTGGAAGGGCTTCTGGCTCAGGTTCTGGCTGCCGTTGCGGACTCACATCACGCGGCGCCTCATCGAAGATTTTTCCTTCCATCTCGTCAGCAGTCGGCGCCGATCCAACCTCGGGGAAGGCCTTGCGCAAGGCCTGAGCCTCGGCGCATTTGGCGAGCTGCGCGAAGGCGCGGCGTTTCCACATGGAGTTCGGGGCAATGGTGTCCTTGCTGGCCGTGGCGTAGTTTTCAAGCCACCGCTCATTGGCAGTGAACTCAGCGACAAGGCCGTTCGACATCTGGCGTTTCACTGTCACCCGGCACCACTCCGGATACGTGACATCGACGCCGCCCAGCTTGGCGGTGATCGGTGGCCCGTATTCAGGGTCGCTGATTCCAGCGTATTGCCCGGTGCGCGCAGCCTGAATGCGATACAGGCCAATGCCTGGCATCACGGTGTCCTGCATCTTTTTCGCTTTGGCGTTCCAGATCGGCACGATGTGCACGGGCTTCAGCATTGGGTCCAGGTGCGCGGCCTGGCAGTACGCCAGAACCATCACCACCGAGTTCTTTTCCGCGCCCGGATAGAGGCTGCTGCTCAGCACTTCAACGAGTGCGGCCTCCGACATCACGGGAAGCTGGTCGTCCTGCTTCATTACTGCGCTCACGGGAGATCCTTGCCGCGCCCAGCGCAGCGATTGAATGCTTGGTTTATTGAGTGATGCGGTCAGCGAGGGCGCTGAGCAGCATCAGGAAGGTGAAGACGCCGATGGCGGAGAATGATCCGCGCCGGATCAGAATGCGGCGGGCCAGCTGCCGGGAGTTCACCGGAACACCCGGTAGGTGGTTGGCTGCGGTACTTGGCACACACCAGAGTCACTGGTGATGACTTTGTAAGCGCCTGCACTGGCAACAAGGATGACGACGAGCGCCCAGTAGAAGAGATTCATGACCGTACCCTCGCGGCGATGCGGCCGCCTTTCATGGTCACCGACAAGCGCTGCGGCAGATCCTGCACCAGATCTTCGCGTTTGCGGCCGATCACCTCGTTGAAGGGCAAGCCGAAGCCGAGGATGGCGATCTTGCGTTCGATGTCGGCCAGTTGCTCATCAACCAGCGTTGTCACGATTGGCGTGGTCATGCAGCCTCCTTGCGGCGCTGACAGGCGTCACGCAGCCGCTCGCAGTAGTGGTTGAATTCGGCGATGGTGATGGCGCCGCCGGTGAAGAGGCTGGTGATCAGCTGCTGCACCAACAGACCTGTTTCTTCATGGGCGAAGCTGGCGTTAACGCCATCAAGTGCTTTGTCGATCAAGATGTGCGGGCTCAAAACCCACACTCCTGCTCGACGCGATCGCTTTCGCGCTTTGCATCTCGGTACTCGTTGGCGTGCACGGCGACCAGGTCGCTGGCCAACGCTCGAACGATCAGCGGGTCACCGCCGACGGCTTCGACGGCCCAGGTGTGCAAGATCCCACCGTCGCCGCGCCGGACCAGCTCAATCAAGATTTTCTCGATGTACCGGTCTGGATCTGGGTTCGCAGCCATGTGATCCGCAAGCGCTTCCGGCAGGTGATCAGCGTTGACCAAGACCTTGCTTCTGCCCACCGGATTCGGCGCTTCGATATGGCGCCGGCACAGCAGATCGTCGACCGACTCGGCCAGCCATTCCTGACCAGCCTCCGTATCGAGAAAGTCGTCTTCCGGGATGAGCTTGCGTAGAGCTGACATGGTCGTCTCCAAGGGGGCGGGGTGTTGATTCAACAAAACTCGGATGCACTCATCCGCTCCGCTGGTTGCCGTTGGGCGCGGAGGGGAGTGCATTCGGGTGGTGTTGGAGGAGGGGGCGGCTAAGTTGCTCAAGGAACCAGCGAGCTTGGCCGATATGTCTTCGCATTAATGCCAAATGCTTGAGATCTGGAGATCTAAATGTTCCTAAGTAAAGTTCGCACTGGTATGGCCCTCGCAATGGTTTCCTTCGCCTATGCCGTTCCAGCTTCGGCCGTCAGTGACGCTGTCACGGATCACAACACTGCGGTTGTAGCTGTCGCATCCACCCAGGCTTGCGCAAAAAAGCATCCAGAAGCAGGCATCACTTTAGAAAAATTTCTGACAGAGCAGAAAGCGGACATATCAGACGATATGGCGAAACATATTCGTGAGGTTGCTACGAACCCTATGTACGAAATGGAGGTAAAGCAGTCGATTGAATTCTTCAATTCCAAAGGCGGCCAGAGTTTGCTGGACAGCGTCTGCGGTGGATTCATTACTGCGAAGTAATTGTCTCGCTTGTTCACTTTGCAGTGATTCATACCTGATGCATGTTGGCGGCTATAGACCGCAGTTTCCTCCGCATCAGGGTGCGATCTGGCCGGGGCTCAACCGGCATTCGGCGGAAGGGGTAGCCCTGTAGGCGACCGGTTGGCACACCCGCTGCCCGAGGCTTGGCCTCAGATCACACCCCGATGCGCTCTCATAGAGAGGATCGGGTAGTTAACGACAGGCTTTCGTGGCGCTGGTTGTTCAAGCAGTCTCAGCCTCGCAGCACTCTGTGTAATGCGCCATTGCGATCGGCATGTGGTAGCTGTCCAGAGGCCATTTGCTGACATTGCAGCCTTGTCCGGCCGGGCAATGAAAGACGAACAGCTCACCTTTGTCCTTATCCATTTCCATGCTCACCTGTGCACCGCTGGTGAAGGTGTCCTTGATGATCGTGGTCATGCTGTGTTCCTCCGGTTGATTTCCCGTCTGGCCCTGTCGCCAAGGCCAGCCAGTGAAATCTGTTTTCCATTCCATGCGCGGCGCCTCGGTTTCCCCACCTGGCCGGCGTCACACATTTCGTGTTCGGTGTTCTTCGCCGGTTGGCTTGCATGGTTTGGCGTACTCCCATATGGGGAGTACGGCAGGTTCCAGAGCCTGCATGGGGATCGAAGTTTGTGTTTCGCGCTATGCCCGTTTCCGGGGATCGATCCGCGAAGATTCCTGACTGTTAAAGAGCGGCGGGTCTCTTGAGGCCCTTCGCAGTGGTTGTGTGTCGCTGCGATGGATGAACAATACCTCCGGTATTTTATGTGGTCAATACCGCCGGTCATGTATTTTTAAAAGACAATAGAAAGCCCGCTCAGTGGCGGGCTACGGATTCAGATCGGGGAGGGAAGAAACAAGAAGCCCGGCAATGGGCCGGGCTCCAAGGTCAACGTTTGGCTGAGTTCACTTCAGGCCGCCATGTCGCCGTTAGCTAGACTTTTTTTCAGCGAAGTTTTCATTACTTCCATTTGCTGACCCAGCTCATCGAGTTTCGCCTTGCCCAGCAGCTTTTTGGCCATGGGAAACATTTCAGTTTCCTCTTCCTCGATATGATGCTCCAGCAACTCTTTGACGACTTTCACCCGGCCGGCGAACTCTGGAGTTGAAGGGTCAGTGCTTTTCAGATCGGGCAACACCAGGGAATCCACGGTGCGGTGCTCTTCCTTAGCCTCGTAGTACATCTCGTCCTGCTCTTTACCGCCAGCTTCTTTGAAAGCGGGGTAGAGGATTTGCTCCTCGAGCTGCGTGTGGATGGTGATCTCCATCTCCAGCTTATCGAGCAGGTCGACGCGCTTTTTCAACGCGCGATCGGTGGACTCGCTCAGTTGGCTCAGGATGCCTTTTACTTTTTCGTGGTCGGCTTTGAGAAGGTCAATAGCGTTCATTTTTGTATGCCTCAACTATCACAGGTTTTCGTCAGCAGCTCTCCGGCTGCGGTTCACGTTCTCCCAGTAGTAAGGGCATCTTCTGTGCCAAAGGCCCGACAGCAAAAGACTCAATAATTTCAATCACCTCGAAGAGCTGATGGCGAGGTGAGGGCATGCAGTCTGCACGGATGCCTGGCTAACCTCCTTGCAGAACACATAATCGCGAACAAAAAAAGCCCGCCAAGGGGGAGGCGGGCTATCAAGTCATGAGGAATTCTAAGCATAGCCGCCGTGAAAGTTTTTGCATGCGATTCATGGACTGCTGCGCCATTCCTCCATCTCCGAAAGTGGGTGTACCCACTAGAGGGGGTTGAGTGACGCAATTGGGAGGGAAGGGCGGAACGAAAAAGCCCGGCGCTGGGCCGGGCTGGAGCGCTTATTTTACGATGCTAAGGCGTGGTTTTTGCTTGAAATTATACAAATTGCCAAAGTCTTCAGGCACCAATCCAAGGATGTTCATTAGATCTTCAAGCGAGTACCCCAAATCATCCAAGTGTAGCTCCAAGATTTCTGAAGTCAGATGAGTCTTCTCATGCGGAAAATCCAGTTCGGCGGGCTCTCTCAGTCGATAACCGAGGCCGCCAATTTGTCTCCACATATAATCACTCTGGGACTTTGTAATTGCGCCGATCGTGCCCGCCCGATAGAGCAAGGCGCCCATAGATACTCTCCATACAGGTTTCAGCGCGGCCAGCGACTGGATGCTGATATTCTTCAACTGGTAGAAAATATCTTTTTCTGGCATCAGTAATGCGGCTGCGAATTTGTTCGCCTCGTCCTCCATTGTAGGGCTGGGTTGACGATGCATCACTAAATGTCCGAGCTCATGAGCAAGTGAAAATCTCATTCTATCTGCGGATTGGTTTTTGCTCAGAAAAATACAAGGTGGCATCCCATTAATGGCAAGGGTTACACCGTCAATCTTTCCAGCAGGGAAATCGCAAACAAATATCAAAACGCCGGCACGCTCCACGAAATCGGCGAGATTTTTGATCGGTCCGTCAGGGATCATCCACGACCTTCTGACCAAGAACGCAATCTCATCGGTATCGCCATTGTACTGGTCGATGTCTAGATAAGGGAGCTCATAATCCTTTGCGAGCTCGACGGATTTAAGAAGTTTTCTGTAGTGCATGACGCGGAGATTCATTTCAGCCTGGATGGCATCAAGCGTCTTCTGCGGGACAGTAGCCTTTTTGCGATAAGCATGAACGCTAACCGGCAGCCCATACACCCGATCCTGATTAAAAAAATACTCTCTAGGAAATGAAAGTCCCTTGCAGAAAGCTTCTACCATCTCCTCGGCAGGCTCCATCAATCCATTTTCAATTTTTGATAGATAGCCTTGTGTGATATTCATGGATTTGGATAGAGCGCTTTGGCTGAAACCGCGAAACTGCCGGGCCAGCTGAAGCATCTCAGGGTTAAATGTGTTGGTCATGACGACGGCCGGGATGGTTTGAATTCAGTAGGTTTAACTGGTGCCAGCTCTTTCTTGACAATTGCTCGGCGCCTTTTCGCGGGCTGGGCTGTCTGCGTATCCTTTGATGGCACTGCGGGCAATCCGACCGGGATGGCTTCAACAGTTGCAATTGGTCGCTCATAGATTGGATGAGACCAAACTACCGACTCCCCATCCCTGCGGACCATGCGGACCTGAAAAATCTCGGTTTCAAGTTTGTTGAGGATGTAAATGATTTCGGTCTTTACAGCCTCTGGAATCCCCAGAACCTGCTGTTCCGGGTCATGGAAGGCAAGAGCCATAGGTGTCGGGTAATTGCTGCTAAACCCCTTTTCGTCGCCTTTTTTGAAGCGAAAGGCTAATTGCTGACCAATCATGAAAATACAGGTGTTTCCAGCTCTGTTGACGTGGATGCCAGGAAGCGGGTCAAGCGCCTCTTCGAGAGCGCCAACGGTATAGTCCCAAACAACGTTCGCCCGAGTTCTGTTATAGAACTGAGCTCGATTTGGCACCTCAAGCCATTGCTTCCAGCCTTTGAGTACGGCTTCCGCGATGACCTGTTCGTAGGGTTTGATCAGATTGCTGATTTGGGAGTCGGATAAGTGGGCGCTCATGCGGGGATTCTCTCTAAGGCTTGAGAGAATCATAGAGCAACTACAAAAACTCAGTCAAATTATTCCAAAAAATATTCCTCGGGGCGAGTACTTGCTTTGTTTACTTGATCCCCCTGTACCTTGCGGGACCACGCATGCCGCAAAGCTTTTCCCGCTTTTCCATCTTCATACCGGTTGTGCACCGTAGAAATGGTTGAGCAGTACCAGCTCCACTACCGCCACAAAAACGCACAGCACGAGAAAGCCAGGACTGAAAACACGCTTACGGCCTGGCGAGCCTTCACCCATCCAGCTCGCGCCCGACTCGCTGGCGGTCAGCACCAAGAAAGCTAACCAAACAAGGGCCCAGACCTTGCCCCAAAAACCTAGGCTTCTCCACGACTTCATCCGTGCCTTTCCGTGTCCCGGGTTATTCTGCCGGTCTTCACCTCTTCAGCATAACCCGCCAGCTTGTCCTCCGCTTCTTGGAACCCGGCAGCAATCCTCAGCAGCTCTTTGGCATCGCCTTCCTGCCCAGCTTCGGACAGTCGTACGGCAGCCTGCATCAGATCTATGCCTGACCATTTGAGAAGGGCAGCAGCCTCTTTCAGATCACGGCGCAGCTGCTGGTTGGGTTTAGTGAGGGCCATGACTATTCCTGGGATTTCCGGCTGGCGAGCAAGAGTTATCGTCGAGGGCAGCCTATTTTGAAAGATCGAATGGACAGCGCTTCGTTCCTAGCGTCTTTCTCATCTTGATTTTTCATTGAGAATGTACCGTCTTGATAGCTCTTGGCCATGGCGCTGTTGTTTCTATCTATCTCGCTGTAAATGTGAGCGCACTCAGCGGACTTTGCTTCGGCAGTAGCCGGTGGCGGTGCGTTTTCGACATCGAGTACATATTGAGACTTTTGATAGGCGCATCCAGCCAATATGGATAGCGAAAGCATCGCGATGATGTTTTTCATGAAACCTCCGTGTCATTTTCTGTGAATCTGTTGCCCTACACAGCGGCAGCTTGAGGCGCGCCGCGAAAGATTTGCGGTTTTAGATGGGACGAGCCATTGGCGTGCTGAATCCTTGGCCACCATACTCGTCACATCGCGCTTATAGCCATGGTTGGGCTTGGTGGGGGGGGGCATAGGGCCTCCTACAGCATTCCGCCCCGCCACACGACGCGCCCGATGATACGAACTTCGTTTATTTCGCCATCCCGCAAAATCTCGTCGCCGTAGCGCGCCTTATCCGAATTGTCGCTCCGGATGATCCAACCCTCGATATCCGACTTCACTAGGCGCTTCACGATTGTGCCCTTGGTGGTGCTCTGCATGGCGAAGATCTGGCCGTCTTTCGGTTCGATCTTCGACTCATCCACTAGAAGCACGTCGCCGTCGTTGATGGTCGGCTCCATGCTGTGGCCGTTCGCGTAGATCACATCGAGATGACGCTGGTTGAGATTGTTGGCGCGCAGCCAGGAAGATTTGAACGCCATGACGCCGCGAATTTCGACGTGGGTATTGTCTTCGCCGGTGCCGGCCGATCCCTGGGCTGTGAGCTGCAGGACACCTGTGTAGCTCGGGTCGTCCTTCAGCTCGAAACCTCTCGGAGGGATGCGGGTATCAATCGCATGATCAGATGCCATAGGACGTCGGTCCGGGAGGGCAGATGTCATTTTCTCGATTTGAGCCGAAAGGGTTGGGCTGATATCAGATACCGGCACCTGCAGCGCCCTAGCAAAAACTACCGCCGCGTTCACGCTCAGCGCCGTTCGGCCATTCATAAAATGACTCACAGCGCCTTGGGTTACCCCATCTCCTAGCTCGGATGCGAGTTTTTCTTGGGTGAGCTTCAGCTCCCCACGTTTCGCTTGAAATATGGATTTCAAGCGCGCGCTGTCTTGCAGCTGCCATTCGGATAGCGGAAGCCGTCGGGAGTCTTTTTTCATGCGGTGATCTTATTACCCACGGTATTAACGATGCCAATATCGGCGGTATTGACTCGGCACAATACCGCCGGTCATACTTGCGACGAGCAACCATATTGAGGACGTCGCCATGCGCCGTATCCCACTTTCTGAATTCGCCAAAGAGCACGGCCACACCAAGGCTGCGCAAATGCTTGGTTGCACCCAGGGTGCGCTGAGCAAGGCAATCCGCGTCGGGCGAGACGTATCGGTGACTCTTGAGGACGACGGAAGTCTCTCAGCGCTGGAGCAGCGCCCTTTTCCGTCGCAAAAGAGCGCTGCTTAACCATGCCTTGCCCTGAGTCAGAGCGCTGCCCGCTCAAATCCACTCAAGGCATGTCGATCGAGTTTGACTCTCGACTGATTAGCCAAGGATTCAAACGCGGGCCAAAGCCTGAGCTGAGAAGACAAGGGCAGGGTGGAGGCAAGAGCACCCGCAAAACAACAAAGGGCGGCTATTTCGCCTTGCAGTTCTGATGAGTCGGTCACGGATACGTCCTTGATCATTCGATAAGCAAATGATCGCGCCGCTGGTGGCGCAAAGCCACGTAACAGTTTTCGAGGTGTGACATGCAGGAGTTGATGAAGGCGATCTACGACGTGGTTGACGACCACGGCACCAAGAAAATCGCCGAAGGCGCGGACTTCAAATCGCGGACGCTGCTTTCCCAGAAGGCGAATCCGGACTACGACACCCACCGCATGAACGTGGAAGAGCTGCACCGGATCATGAAGTTCACCCAGGACTTCCGTCCGCTCAAAGCTTGGGCGGAGGCGTTCGGTTTCGACCTGGTTCCGAAGGAAAAGCCGGAAGGCATCAATCTCAATGCCGCACTTCTGCGGCTACACGCCGATCTTGCCGACGTTACCCGGCTTGCGTTCGACGCACAGGCTGATGGACGCGTCTGCTCGGTCGAGAAAACGAGCCTGCTTAAGGAAGCTGAGGAAGTGATCGTCAGCCTGGAAGTTTTCAAGCAGTCGGTAAAAGCCGCCTGAAAGATTTCGCATGCTGAAACTCAAGAAGCTCAGAAATGGGTCACTCGCTTCCCACTATTACAGGAGATGACCCCAGCTGACAGGCACAAAAAAGCCGACGGTCGAGGTCGGCTGATTCGTAAACTAGAGAGGCCCGATTATGCAGAGCCAACCCAATTCAAGCAATACCTCCAACAGTGTCGCGACACGTTTTTCGAATTCTGAAAACGTGTCGCGTACCACCATGTCTTCTCAAGAGATCGCCGAACTGGTCAGCGCTCGCCACGATAGCGTGAAGCGCACGATCGAGCGCTTGGCGGAAAAGGGTGTAATTCAACTTCCACCATTGGTGGAAGTTAAAAATCACCTCAAACAAACAGTCGAGCAATACCGGATCTGCAAGCGCGACAGCTTCGTCGTGGTTGCCCAGCTCAGCCCGGAGTTCACCGCCGCACTGGTGGATCGTTGGCAGGAGCTGGAAGGGCAGATCGCCCAACCACGCGAGCTGTCCCGAATGGATCTGATTCAGCTCGCCTTTGAGGCTGAGCAGCAACGCCTGCAGCTGACGATCCAGGTCGAAGCCCAGGCCTCCAAAATCCACTCCATGGAGAACCTGTTCAAGGAAGGGATGACCCATACCCAATTCTGCAAGGGCCTCAATGGGGTCAACGTCATGCAGGTGGGGAAATACCTCGAGGGCCGGAGCTGGCTCTACAACGAGAGCAAATCCGGCCTGCGCTTCCGTGTGGCGTCCTACGCCCGCGACAAGTACATGACCGAGCACCAGCACGAAGTCACTCCCCACGGCAAAGAGCCGTTCGTTTCCTTCACGCCAGTCCTGCTCAAGAAAGGCGCCGCGCGCCTGTACGACCTGTACCTGGCTGGCAAGCTGCCCATGAAGAAGACCTGGGACGGACTGTTCACCCACGACAAAGCACTGCGCGGTGCAGCATGAGCATGGTTCCAGCTATCTCCTGCCCAGTTTGCGGCGACTCCAGCCAGGAAGCTCGTAACGCCATGTACTGCTATTCGCTTGAAGTTCCTGGCGCCGCCGTGTGCGGAGAGTGCGCAGAGCGGATTGCAAACGCCTTCAATAAGCGGCACGGCGGAGTCTGGCTGACTTGGCCGAACGAGCCAGCACCCAAGCCAAAAAAGGCAGTAATCGGCCAGTCCCTCAAGACTCAAGTATTCGAGCGCGACCTGTATCGCTGCTTGCGCTGCGGTGAGCACCGGAATCTGCGCGCGGATCATGTGTATCCAGAGAGTTTGGGCGGCGAGGCAACTTTAGAAAACCTCCAGACCCTCTGCGCCAGTTGCAATAGCTGGAAAGGCGTGAAGGTCATTGATTTTCGCAAGCTGGCGGGAGCCTGACATGCAGTTCACCGTTACGATCAATCAGGTGAAGGCGCTGGAATGGGGGTTGAATTCGCAACAGGCCCTGCTTTTTGCCTTCGTCTACGGCTGCCCCAGTTGGACCAGGCCAATCAAAACCGACGACGGGATCTTCTTCGCGCTGAGCAAGGCCAAGATCACTGAGGAGCTGCCGCTGCTCACTGACAAGCCGGACACTGCCTATCGCATGCTGAAGGCCCTGGAAGAAGCTGGTTTGATTGAGCTTTCCAGCACTTCGAATATCACGCTGTTTCGCCTGACTGCGAAGGCCATCGAGTGGAACCAGAAGCTCGATGGGTCGGAAAAATATCCGACCCCGCCAGCAAGCAAAGGTCGGAAAAAAATCCGATCTACCTCGGAGAAAAATCCGAGCAAGGTCGGAGAAAAATCCGAGGAAGGGTCGGATAAATCTCCGACAAATCAGGATACCAATCATCAGGATACCAATCAGGAAACCAGTCAGGACTTGCAGAGCGGCTCCGGCAAGCCGGCCCGCAACCTGGTGCTGGTGGTTGATCGCACCGACGCTCCACGGGTTGAGATTCCCGCTGACATGCCGGGACCGAAAGACCAGTCCTGCAAAACCTTCAAGGTCTGGGCGAACTACGCCATGGCCTACCGCAAACGCTACAGCACTTGGCCGGTGTGGAACGCCAAGGTCGGCGGCCAGCTCGGCCAGCTGGTCGACCGGCTCGGCGCCGATGTTGCCCATCACGTCGCCGCTCATTACCTGAAGACCAGCGACGCCGGCGTCCTGCGCAAGTGCCACAGCCTCAACGAGCTGCTGGCGAATGCCGAGAGCTACCACACCCAGTGGGTAACCGGTCAGCGCATCAACGGAACCACCGCCCGCCAGATGGAGCGTACCGAGGCAAACGTCTCCGCCGCCGAGCAGGCCGCGCAAATGGTCTTGGCCAAGCGCCAAGGGGGAGAGCGCAATGAGTACCTTTGAAATGAACGATCAGCAGGTTGCCGGGCTCGCTGCAGCGATCTGCGCCACCGCCGAGGCCATGGGTCAGGAAATGAACCCAGGCACCGCGGCGATGATGGCTGAAGACCTCTGCGCATATTCGGTGCCGACCGTGAAGGCTGCCCTAAAGGCCTGCCGCTTCGAGGTGAAGGGCAAGCTGGCGATGGCCGACATTCTCCAACGGGTACAGGCCGCTGACGGGCGCCCGGGCAAGGACGAGGCATGGGCGATCGCAATGACCACGAACGACGAGTTCGAAACCGTGGTGCTGACCGACGAAATCCAGCTTGCGCTGGCCGCTGCAAAGCCTGTCCTCGACGCCGGCGACAAGGTCGGCGCCCGGATGGCGTTCAACAGCGCCTACGAACGGCTGGTGGGACAGGCCCGAGAAGACAACAAGAATGTGAACTGGCATGTCTCTGTCGGCTTCGACGCCAACCGCCGCACACAGGCGATCACCAAGGCCGTGCAAATGCAGCGCATCCCACAGGAGCGCGCCCAGCAGTACCTGGCCGACTTGAGTGTCGCGCCGGTCACTGAAGACGGTAGGGCTGTCGTTGCGCTGCTCACCGGCGAAGTTGCGAGGCCTACGCCAAAACTGCGCGAAAAGCTCGCTGCGGTGAAGAACTCGATGCTCGCCATGCGCAAAGCCTCGTCGGAGAAAAAAACAGAACTGCGAATTCTGGCAGCCAACGAGCTGGCCGATCGCCGGGCACTGCTCATTCAGCAGGCCGAACAATTGAAAGCAAGGAGTGCGGCTCAATGACCGATACCAATGAACAGAAAAAGCAGGCTGAGGCCGGCTTTAAAAACTTCCACCGCAGCCTCTGCGAGCGATTCGGCTACTACCACGACGAGCTCGACTGGCAGCGTGACCAGGTGTCGCTGGAAGAACACATCGCCACGCAGTTCAGCCACGTCAACGCGGAGAATGCTGCGCTGCGCGGGCAGGTTGAGGCATTGCAGCGCGCTGCCGGCCAGCTCCAGGAGCAGGTCGAGGCGCTGCGGGAGGATGCTGCGCGATATCGCCGCATGCGAGCTGCAGCCCTGAAGCAAGATGACGTGCTCGCAGACGAATTCGACACCGAGTTCGACATCCAGCTCGGTGCAGCCCTGGCCGAGGCGGTGCAGCCATGAATCCCGAATACACGATCCGCGATCAGCGAGACATCAACCGCCTTGCCGGCGTCTTGCACGCCATTGATCTGACCAAACCGAAGGTGGTGGTAATCCGAGACGAGAAACGCCCGGACGTCTGCAACCGGAAGATGTGGGCAATGCTCAAGGACGTTTCCGAGCAAGTGATCTGGCACGGCAAGAAGCTCACCAGCGAGGACTGGAAGTGCCTTTTCAGTGCCTCGCTGGAGAAGCAGCGCGCGGAGCCCGGCCTCGACGGCGGTTTTGTGGTGATGGCCGTGTCCACCCGCAAGCAGTCCCAAAAGTGGTTCAGCGATCTGTTCGAGCTGATGCACGCCTTCGGCGCCGAGCATGGCGTGCGCTGGACTGAGCAGGACAAATGGGGAGGGCGCTATTGATGCGCGTAGCCATCAAGGAAAAGAAGGCGCCCAAGCCGAAGAAGTGCCGCGTTGCCTCCTGCGGGGCCTCATTCGTCCCTCAGCGTTTGGGTCAGGCAGTGTGCAGTCCAGCCTGCGCGCTGAAAGACGCGCCCCGGAATGAGCAGAAGGCGAAGAAGGCCATCGACCAGCGTGATCGACGTGAAATCAAAGTCCGCAAAGAGAAATTGAAGACCAGGGCTGACCACCTTCGCGAAGCTCAGGCCGCCGTGAACGAGTACGTCCGTCTGCGTGACGCGCATCTGCCGTGCATCAGCTGCGACTCGATGCCGAACGACCACGACCTCATGACAGGCAGCCGCTGGGACGCTGGCCACTACCGATCTGTCGGTGCCTGCCCGGAGCTGCGGTTCGAGCCGCTGAACATCCACCGGCAGTGCGTGAAGTGCAACCGCAACCTGTCCGGCAATGCGGTCGAGTACCGGATCCGGTTGGTGCAGCGCATCGGCGCCGACAAGGTGGCCTGGATCGAAGGGCCTCATGAGCCCCGCAAGTACACCGTCGAAGAAATCAAAACCATCAAGGCCGAATACCGGGCCAAGACCCGCGAACTTAAGAGGGCTGTAGCATGATCTATCCAGGCGTTCTGAACGCAGTTGTCTCCGCCCTCGCGGCTGAGGCCATCGACAACACCAGCAAACAGGCATGGCAGAAGCTGTACAACTCTGCCGACGAAGAGGAGGGCGGCGATCTGGCGACACTGGTTCGTTCCCGTGGCGCTGACACCATCGACCGCACGCAGGTGGACTGCTGGGTGTCTGCCCGGCTGCACAGTGCGCTCGAGCCAAAGCACTGGGACGCGCTGGTGGCGAAGTACAGCACCCACAAGGGACGAAAGGTGCAGGCCATCTCTGCTTTGCAGACTCTCATCAACACCCCAGCCCCGAAGCTGTTCCTGTTCAAGGCGACCACTGCCTGGGCTATCCCGCAGCTGAAGGGGGCGCGGCCGAAGGTGGCCACGTCTGTATCCGTCGAGATCCCGCTCGATGCACCGGAGTGGCGTCGCGAAGCAGTGGTGAAGGCGGCTCTAGCGGCAGGCCAGGCCAAGGCGAAGAGAGACGAGTCCCGATCGGCCGACATGATCGTGCTGAAGGACAGCTTCTACGACATGAACACCTGGGACAACGACGGCACCCCGGAGTCGACTCGACGCCGGTGGCGGAAGGATATCGGCAAGGCTGCTGACGTCTTGGTCGACGAGGCTCTGGCGCATGCCGCCGATATTCTGGAGGCGGAAGGTTTGCTGATTGAACAGGCTGCGTGATTGCCTGTTGACATCAGTGAGCGGATGAGCGAAATTAATCCCATCCTGTCATTCCTGCGCGTATCGAGGAGTGACAACAGAAACCCGGCCACCGTGCCGGGTTTTTTATTGCCTGAAATTCGCCGCCATAGCTCCAGTGGTAGAGCAGTCGCCTTGTAAGCGAATGGCCCGGGGTTCGAATCCTCGTGGCGGCACCACATTGGCATGTAGCTCAGTCGGTAGAGCAGGCGGCTGTTAACCGCCCGGTCGGAGGTTCGAGTCCTCCCATGCCAGCCAGCAACACTGTAGCCAGGACAGCCTTCGGGAAGGCCTGGACGTCGATAGCCGGATAGTGCGACGTACGGAATCAACGCCGGCAGCCCGTGCACCCTGACCTCAAACTTGCTTTCGGGGTGGCGCGAGACTGGATCAGCGAGATCGATGCAAGGGGGCGTCGACGCTGGGATAGTCTTTGGCAGACAGCTCGGAAAGACGAGCGCACCTATTCAGGGCCTCTGCATTCGCAGGGGCTTTTTCGTTTCTGGAGCATTCGATGCAAAGCCACGACTATGTGCCGGGTGTCTCCGGCTGGAAGTTAAACAAGCAAACCGGCGAGTTCGAAATCAATTCCTGCACCATCGGCAGCGCGAGCAAAGCGCCCGAGCGCCAGCTGGTATCGGTAGAGGTCGCAAGCTACAGCAAGTACGACCTGCCCAAGAGCGCCGCCAACCTGCTCCAGTTCATGCAGGCCGAGCTGCAGAAGGTGCCGGAGGAATACCGGCACGCGGCGGAGTTTGAGGAGTTCAATGCGAGCTACGGCGATGACTCGTTCAGCCCGCGCCTGTTCCTCAGTTACTCGCGCCTTGAAACGGAAGAGGAGTTGGCTGATCGCCTACGGAGGGCGGAGAGCGCCGGCATCCACATCAAGAGCGATGGCGGCGTGACAACCTTCACTCACGACGGGGTGCTTCGGATCCGTATCGGCAACCTCGATGCTTCAGAACCGGAACATGGCACTGCTGATCAGCCTGCGAAGCCTTTTGTCGTTGTAAATGGGACGACCTACCTGAACGAGGCGTTCATCAAAGACGGTTCGGTGGACAGCAAGATCGCCAGTAATTGGTCGGTGAAGATGCAGGTCACCGCTAACGGACAATATGTCGCGGCCGGTATCGGCTTAAGCCTGGCCGCTCAGGTCAAAGATGTTATCCGCACCGAGCTCAGGCCTGGCGGTCTACTTCACCGTTCCCGCTAATTCACGACCCGTCATCGTGCGGGTCTTTTCGTTTTCGGCTCCCCACACCCATTGCTCCGAGCTGGGAGTGCAGAGGGGCCGACCTATTCACATGCACCCACGGAGTCGAGCGCATGGAGTTATTACAGCGCCTGCTCGACAAGATCGACAGGTTTGAATTGCTGATCGCAGGACTGGTCGGCGCTGTCGTCGCAAGCTGGTGGCATAAGGACGATCTGGCCGACTGGCGCGCCTGGATGATCTTCCTGATCACCGGCATCGCTTGTTCGCTGTACCTGACGAGCATGGTCAGCACCTACCTGGGCGTGACGGAGCCGAAGATCGTCGCCGGAATCGGTTTTCTGCTCGGCACCTTCGGCGGATCGCTGCTCGCGGCCATCAACCGAGCCATCAAAGCCGCTGACCTCTGGGCGCTCATTCGCCAGCGGTTCGGGGGAGGCAACCCATGAATCTTGAAGTGACCAATTCTATCGCTTGCGGCTTGATTGCCTTGTGGGCGACCTGGTGTGTTCTGAGCGGTCGAGTGCGGGACGGTGTCATCGGCAAGCTGATCTATTCGGCGATCGCCATCAGCGGGTTCGTCGTGATGAGCCGGGAGCAGACCATCTTCATGATGGGCCCGACCACGGCCGGCATCACGTTGCACGTCTCCCTGGCCCTGGCCGGCATGCGCCACATCTTCATGGTCATCTGGTGGCAGCGGGTGAAAGCCTGGCTGTGCCGGACGCTGAACTGTGAACACTGCCTGCGCTGTGACAAGGCGCCAGGCGGAATCGACCGGCGGGCCAAGTAAGGCTCGCCACTAAACTAACGCGCCGAACGATGGCGCACAGAAAGGGAATTCCCATGAACATCAACACAACCCAGATCCACTACAACGACATCAAGCTGAACCTGTCTATCGAAGACCTGAAGGCCGCGCTGGTTGCCAAGTACGGCGATGCGGCTTCGCAGATTCAGGGGCAGGAAGTTGCCCTTATGAGCACCAACTACAACCAGTTCTATCCGGAGGCGGGTTTGACCCTCAACTTTGCCCAGCCGCTGGAAGGTCATAACGGCTGATTGCCGGAAAACCGAAAGGCTATTCAGGTCGCGACACGTCTGTCGAATCGGCGAGTTGTGTCGCGGCACTGGAGCAAAACATGACCGCAGACATCCACGACATTGCTGATCAGCGCCCGCACCTGACGGTAGCGGCTGATCGTGGTGTCCACGTGATTCCTTGTGAACTGGTGCGCTCAGTGATCGCCGGCAACGAGCCATCGGCCATCCTGACCGAGCCGGTTCTTCGCCGGATCATTGAAGAGTGGTTCCAGAGGGTAACTGCATGACCGCGAAGCTAGTTGAGTTCAAGCGGGAGGACTGGCGCGACGCCGCCAAGACCCTGCGCAAGATCGCTGATGACCTTGATGCTGGTGTGCATCCGGAATGCACGGTAGGCGCGCTGACCCTCATGGGGCCGAAAGGCGAAGTGACGGTGTTCGGACTCGGGCCGAAGTGCGACGACTTGCAGTGCCTGGGCGCGATGCGCCTTGGTGAGCAGAAGCTGATTGATGTGTTGCTGGATGGCGGGGAAGGGTAGGTGTGCCGCAGGTGGTGCGGCACGAAGGGATTCAGTTTCTGTAGGGCTCGACCGTTTGACGCGAAGCAGGGAACCAAAGCCACTCGCCATCTTGCAATGGGGTGTGGAAATTCCGCTTCACCTCAAACACAAGGTCAGTGCCATTGCTGCCAGTCACCGAAATGATGTGAGCCGAATACCAGCCGTTGAATGGTTCCGTCTTCAGGCCCAGCCATCCAGCTCGCTTAACAATGCCGCCTGAGCCATCGGCACCGGTGTAGAGAGAGCGTTCGCCCGGATTGAAGTGGAACGGCACCGCAGAAAGCTTCACATGGCTATCTGATCCTTGATCAACATCAATTTCCGCTGTTTCGAATTCCATCCTACGGCTCCTTCGTTGAGTGATCCTCACCAATACCGGCAAGCCGCCACTATTTCAAGTAAAGGGTTCCTATGACAACCAAGCAACCCGACTGGGAGGCGATCGAACGAGCCTACCGGGCCGGTTCGCTTTCCATCAGAACAATCGCTGAGCGACACGGCGTGAGCGACACCGCGATCAGAAAGAAGGCCAAGGCCCTTGGATGGGCGAGAGACCTTTCTGACCAGGTGCGGAAAGAGGTTCGCAGCAAGCTGGTTCGCGGAGAGGTTCGCAACGACCAAGGCGCGAACTGCGAACTCGACGCCGAGATCATCGAAGAGGCCGCAGAGGAAGGCGCCCGGGTGGTTCGCAGCCATCGGCGCGACATTCGCAAGGCGACGATCCTCGCGAACCTGCTGATGGATGATCTGATGACCACCATCCAGCGCCGCGAAGAGATCGAAGACGCGATCGAGGATGAGACCTCAGAAGACAACAACGGCATGCGCCGGGCATCGATGCTCGCCGCCGTGGCGTTGCCCAGCAATTCCAAAACACTGTTCCAGCTTTCTTCTGCAATGAAGAACCTGCAGGTTCTGGAGCGTCAGGCATTTGGCCTGGACGAGAAGGAGAAGACGGACGACGCCGACGAACTCTCGAAGATGATGGACGAACTATCGAAGGACGCCTGACATGAAGCCCGAGCACATGAAGCTGCTCCGGGACAAGCGTTGGCGGTTGAACAATCTCTACTTCATCACCGACAAGCAGGGCAAGAAAGTCCGCTTCAGGATGACGGATGAGCAGATTGAATACTTCGAAGGGATGCACACCCGGAACATCATCCTGAAGGCTCGGCAGCTCGGCTTCACCACTGAGTGCTGCATCATCCAACTCGACGCAGCACTGTTCGAGTCGGCCAAGTGCGCACTGATCGCCCACACCCTGAACGACGCCAAGCGTTTGTTCCGGGAGAAGGTGAAGTACGCCTACGACAATTTGCCGAAAGAGATCCGCGCGGCCAACCCGGCGAGCAACGACGCTGCCGGCGAGCTTGTGTTCAGCAAGGGTGGTTCGCTCTACGTCAGCACGTCCTTCCGAGGCGGCACGCTGCGTTACCTGCATGTGTCCGAGTTCGGGAAGATCTGCGCCAAGTTTCCGCACAAGGCCCGCGAGATCGTCACCGGCGCCTTCGAGGCGGTGGCTACTGATTGTTTCGTCACCATCGAATCCACGGCAGAGGGCCGGGCCGGCTACTTCTTCGACTATTCGCAGAGTGCCGAGAAGCAGCTTCTGTCAGGCACGCCGCTGGGCAAGCTGGATTGGAAGTTCTTTTTCTTCAGTTGGTGGAAGAACCAGGCCTACTGGCTCGACCCTGCAGAAGCGGTCATCCCGGAGCGCCTGACAAAATACTTCAATGAACTGGCGGCAAAGCACGGCATCGTCACAAACACAGGCCAGCGCGCCTGGTACGCCGCCAAGGAGAAGACCCTCGGCGACGACATGAAGCGGGAATACCCGTCGATCCCGGCCGAAGCCTTCCAGCAGTCGATCGAGGGCGCCTACTACGCCCAGCAGTTCACAAAGCTGTATGCCGCTCAGCGCATTGGCGCGATACCGAACAACAGCCATCTGCCGGTGATGACCTTCTGGGACATCGGCGTCAGCGATTCCACGGCCATCTGGTTCGTGCGCCAGGTTGGCGAAGAGTTTCACGTCATCGATTACTACGAGAACTCAGGCGAGGGCCTGCGGCATTACATGAAGGTGCTGAAAGATAAGGGTTACACCTACTCCGAGCACTGGGGGCCGCACGACATCGACAATCGAGAGTTCGGCAGCGATGCCAAGACCCGCCGAGAACTGGCCCGCGAGGGTTATGAGATCGACGGCGAGAGATACAGCATGACCTTCGAGATCGTCCCCAAGATCGGCGTCAACGACGGCATCGAGCAGGTTCGCGAAATCCTGCCCAAGTGCGTGTTCGATGAAGCCAAGTGCGAAGAAGGGATCGGTTGCCTCGAAAACTACAAAAAAGAATGGGACGACAAGCGCGGCTGCTGGAAAAACAACCCGCTCCATGACTGGACCTCTCACGGATCCGACGGATTCCGGTACTTCGCTGTCGCGAAGAGCGCCAGGAAGCCGGCCACCAAAATCAGAATGGGATACGCCCGATGAGCAACGACGTCTCCTTCAAGCGGGCGGATTACATCGAAGCGCTGGGCCGCTGGGCTACCGTGCGCGATGTATGTGCAGGCCAGCACCGAGTTGTTGACCGCCTGCCTTACATCAATGCGCACGATACATCGCCTGAGAACAAAGACCGCAACAAGGCCTACCGCGAGCGGGCGGTGTTCAAAAATGCCACGGGCCACACCCGAAACGGACTGCTCGGCCTGGCTTTTCACAAGGACCCAACGCTGGCTGTTGCGAAGAAGTTGGAGTATCTGCAAGACAACGCCAACGGCTCGGGCGTGAGCATCTACCAGCACTCGCAAGGCACGCTGGAAAAGGTACTTGAGGCTGGGCGGCATGGTCTTTACGTTGACTATCACCAAGACGCCGGCGCCGGTGGCCACTCTGTGATCTTGTCGTACTGCGCCGAAGACATCATCAACTGGCGTACAGGAATGGTGAACGGGCACAGCGTGCTGACTCTGGTGGTGCTACGCGAATCACCGGAGATCGAAGATGGCTTCGGTTTCAAAGTGGTGGAGCAATACCGGGAACTGGCGCTCGAGTCTGAGGGTTTTGTCTGTCGCGTTTGGCGCCGGTCCGGGCCCAAAGGCGGCGGGCCGCTGGCGGTTGTTGAGGAGTTCAGGCCCACGGGCACCGCTGGGCGCTTGAAAGAGATCCCGTTCACCTTCGTCGGTGCGCAGAACAACGATCCGAGTATCGATGAGTCGCCGCTGTACGACATTGCCATGATCAACCTGGGCCACTACCGGAACAGCGCTGACTATGAGGACAGCGTCTTTTGGTGCGGCCAGGCTCAGCCGTGGATTTCCGGACTGAATGAGCAATGGGTCAAGCTGCTTGAAGACAAGGGCATTTATGTCGGTTCAAGAGCACCCATGCTTCTTCCGGCCGGCGGCCAGTTCGGGTATGCCCAGCCTTTGCCGAACACGCTGGTCAAGGAGGCGATGGCCGACAAAAACCAGATGATGATTGAGCTGGGCGCCCGGATGGTCGTGGCTTCTCTATCGTCCAAGACGGCGACCGAAGCGCGCGGCGATCAGTCAGCGTCGACATCGGTGCTCGCCGGCTGCGTGGCCAACGTCAGCGAGGCTTACACCCGCGCAATCATGTGGTGCTGCACCTACATGGGCGTCGATGACGCGAAGGTTGCCTATCAGATCAACCAGGAATTCGTGGAACTGACGGCAGATCCGCAAATGATCACCGCGCTGGTCGGCCTCTGGCAGAACGGTGGATTCGCCAAAGCGGATCTCCGGGCGTACCTGCGCAAACTGGGCCTGATCGCGCCGGAGCGCACAGACCAGCAGATCGATGGCGAGCTGGCAGAGCAGGGCGACGGCCTGGGCTTGGATGATGAGGGCGTAATCGATGGCCGCAAACCAAGCAATCCTTGACGCTACGATCCGGCACGCAGTTTTCCTTGAAAAACTGAAAGCCGGGGAGGTGGGCAAGTTCGCTCCTTTCCTCAAGGAGATCGACCGCTCGATCCGCGACAGGCTGACCCAGTCGGATCTGACCGAGTACAACGTGAAGCGGCTGGAAGCGCTGCTGAAAGAGGTCGACAGTCTGCTCCTGGGCATCTTCGACCGCTACAGCGCGCAACTGAACCTCGATCTGATCGACATCGCCAACTACGAGGCTGAATTTGAGGCGTCGAGTCTGGCCCAGTCAGCTCCCGATGGAGTCTCGTTGGATGTGGTCGCACCGACGGCTGCGGCCATCCGTACTGCGGTGCTGACCAATCCACTCAGCGTGCGCGGCACCGGCGGCGGAAAGCTGCTGAAGTCGTTCATCAAGGGCTGGACCAGCGCAGAGCGTGAGCGCGTCACCGGCACGATCCGGCTGGGCTTCTTCGAAGGTCAAACGAACTTCCAGATCATCCGCAACATTCGCGGCACTAAGGCAGCCGGGTACAAGGACGGCGTTCTTGCCACCACCAACCGCAATGCCAGCACGGTCGTGCACACGGCGATTCAGCATGTGTCGTCTCAGGCGCGCATGGAGGTGGCCAAGGCCAACACGGACATCGTGTCCGAAGTCGAGATGGTCGCCACGCTGGACAGCAAGACCAGCCAGCAGTGTCGGTCGATGGATAAGCGACGATTCCCAGTCGATTCCGGGCCGCGCCCACCGTTTCACCCGAATTGCCGCACTACGTTCGTCCTGCTGACCAAGCTCAGCGAGATGTTCGCCAAGGGCGCTACGCGGGCCGCGGTGGGTGCTGATGGGGCAGGTCAGGTCAGTGCGAGCCTCGACTATTACCACTGGCTTCAGCAGCAGCCAGCGTCCTTTCAAGACGTGGCAATCGGGCCGGTCCGAGCAAAGCTGTTCCGCGAGGGCGGCCTGAGTGTCGAGCGCTTCGCAGAGCTGCAGCTCGATCGCAATTTCGCGCCGCTGACCCTCGCACAAATGAAGGCGCTGGAACCTCTGGCATTCGAGCGCGCCGGCATTTGACGCAACAAACTCAATCAACCGCCTTCTGGCGGTTTTTTATTGCCTGCAAAGCGGGCAACACATACCCAAGGGGTGCATCAACATGGCAGAAGAAAACGAAATCGACCTGGACAATCCGGCAATCAAGGCCGCTATCGCGACTGCCGTTGAGGTCTCCGTTTCTGGTCTGAAAACCAAAAACTCTGAACTGCTGGGCAAGCTGAAGGACACCACCACCAAGCTGTCGCAGTTCGAAACCCAATTCGAAGGCATCGACATTGACGCCGTCAAAGGCTTGCTCAGCCGGGCCGGCCAAGACGAAGAAACCAAGCTGCTGACTGAGGGCAAGGTGGACGAGGTGTTCAATCGTCGCACCGAGCGCTTGCGCGCCGACAACGATAAGCAGTTGAAAGCGCTCACCGCGCGGGCCGAGAAGGCCGAGGCATTCGCCGCCAAGTTCCAGGGCAAAGTCCTGGGCGATTCGGTACGCGGTGCGGCACTGAAAGCCGGCGCACTTCCTGAAGCAACCGACGACATCATTCTGCGCGCCAAGGGCGTGTTCTCGCTGAATGAAGAGGGCGAAGCGGTCGCCGTTGATGAATCCGGCCAGGTCATTCTCGGCAAAGACGGCAAAACCCCTCTGACCCCGCTCGAATGGGCGGAATCCTTGCGCGAAAGCGCACCTCATCTGTGGCCCAGGGCTACAGGAACGAATGCCCCGGGCGGGGGTGGCGGCCAGGCTGCATTCAAGCGCTCCGAAATGACTGCCGAGCAAAAGCGCGACTACCAGCGCAAGCACGGCCAAACCGCATATCTGCAACTGCCCAAGTAAGGGGATCCACCCATGGCAACGACTGTGAACAGCGACCTGATCATCTACAACGATGAGGCGCAAACCGCATACCTGGAGCGTGTCCAGGACAACCTCGACGTGTTCAACGCATCGTCCAATGGCGCGATCGTGCTCGATAACGAGTTAATCGAAGGCGACTTCCGCAAGCGCTCGTTCTACAAGATCGGCGGCTCGCTGGAGCATCGCGACGTCAACTCCACTGGCAAGGTGACTGCGAAGAAGATCGGTGCCGGTGAGGCCGTTGGCGTGAAAGCGCCGTGGAAATACGGTCCGTACCAGACCACCGAAGAGGCGTTCAAACGCCGCGGTCGTCCGGTCGACGAGTTCTCTCAGATCATCGGTGCAGACGTTGCTGACGCCACTCTGGAAGGCTTCATCCAGTACGCCACCGCCGCTTTGCGCGCCGCTATTGGCTCCAACGCGGGCATGGTGGTCACCGCCAACATCGAGACCGATGGCAAGAAGACCCTGACTCGCGGCATGCGCAAGTTCGGCGATAAGTTCGGCCGTATTGCTCTGTGGGTCATGCACTCCAGCGCCTACTTCGACATTGTCGACGAGGCCATCACCAACAAGATCTACGAGGAAGCAGGTGTCGTCATCTACGGCGGCTTGCCGGGCACTCTCGGCAAACCGGTGCTGGTAACCGATACCGCGCCGGCCGACGTGATTTTCGGTCTTCTGCCGAATGCAGTGGTGATCACCGAATCCCAGGCCCCGGGCTTCCGCTCCTACACGGTCGACGACGAAGAAAACCTCGGTATCGGATACCGCGCGGAAGGCACCGTGAATATCGACGTGCTGGGCTATAGCTGGAAGGACGCTACCGGCGGCTCGAACCCGACGCTGGCTGCGGTCGGCTCAGCGGCCAACTGGGTCAAGCATGCCGACAGCAACAAGGTCACCGCCGGCGTGATGATCACCCTGACCACTACGCCACCAGCCGGCGGCTGATACTGGCCCTGACAGCGGTCGGCAATGACCGCTACGGAGACTTTTATGGAACTGGTTTACTCCACTCAAAATTCGGACTTCGATCCGGAAAAGCGCTATCGAAATCCGGCTCACTTTGATCGGCCTGAAGCGGGTGTGACGCACGCAGTCGTCATCGGTGACTGGCCGAAAGTGGTCGACGCCTATGAGGCGCTGGGCGTTGAGGTTTCGATGTTGAAGCCTTTGATCAGCCGGACGGCTGATTCGGGTAACGCTGACGCCATTGTCGGTTTGGAACAGGACAACGCCGCGCTGCGCGCTGAGCGCGACGGCATTCTGCGACTGATCGACGCCGCCGAGGGGCAATCGGATCTGGAGCACCCTGGCGCCGGCGAACTGCCGATCCGCTTGTTCGGTGCGCTGAAAGCTATTCATGAAGGCTTTGAAGCTCTGACGGGTGAGCGCAACAACTTGGCGAGCGAGGTTGAATCCTTACGCGCCGAAGTCGAACGCCTCAAAGTGGCAGCTGCGCCGGTCGACAATGCCGAGAAGATCGCCAGCCTCAAAGCGCAACTCGACGCCGCCAACGTACCGTACCGGGCGAATGCTTCGGTTGAGTCGCTGGAAAAGGCGGTTTCGGAAATGCCGAAGGCGTGATAATCCGGGTGTCCATTCAATGGCGCCCGATTCAAAAAACACAGCGAGCTGATTCATGACACTCATCATCGAGGACGGCACCGGCAAACCTGACGCCGAAAGCTACGCATCTGCCGAGGATCTGGCCATGTACGCCGTGAAATTCGGCGTGGTCATTCCGGCGGAGGTACCAGCACAGGAAGCACTGCTGCGTCGTGCCGCACTGGCGATGGATGGCATGACGTGGAAAGGGCGGAAGACCAACAGCGAGCAGGCTCTGTCCTGGCCGCGCCGGGGCGTTGAGCTGGATCACGAGATCAAGCCTGACAATTACCTGCCGGCGCGGATCCAGTACGGTCAAATGGCTTTGGCTGCCGAAATTCACACCGACGACGTTCATCCGATCGACCAACGCCAGGGCGCAGTAATCCGTGAGCGTGTCGAAGGCGCGGTCGATGTCGAATACGCGCCCATCAGCAACGCCAGCGGCAGGCTTTTGCCGGCCGCTCCAGATCGACCCAGCCGAACCCAGTTCGCCGATTACCTGGCCAAGCGAGGCCTGTTTGCCGTGAGGGCCTGACAATGACCGCGTTCTACGACCGCACGGCTGCGACTGCTCTGCGGTTGATTACGCAGTTCGGCCAGCCCGTCATCATTCGTGCAACAACCGTAGGCGAGTACGACCCGGAAACCGGTTCGGCACCGCCCGACAGCACCAAAGAGCAGACTGCCCAAGGCATCCTGCTCGACTTCACCGGTCAGGAATTCCAGAACAACAGCCTAATCAAGCAGGGCGACAAGAAGCTCAAAATCGCCGCGCAGGGGCTGGAGTGGGTGCCGGATCTGCTGAACAAAGTGATCATTCAGGGCCGCACCTGGTCCATCGTGCCGCCGCTGAAAGAGGTGAATCCGGCCGGCACCCCAATCCTGTATGAGCTGCAGGTGCGGTCATGAGCAGAGCGGGCAGTGGCCAGTCCGGCAGCTTCGCCCTGAGCCTGGCTGAATTCGCCGCACAGACCAGCGAAGCCATCGACGCCAGCGTGCGCGAGATCATCATCGAGCTCGGTAGCAGCCTGATACGCATGTCGCCGGTGGGTAACCCTGAGATCTGGGCCGCTAACGTGGCGCATCGTGCAACCAACAGCCGCGCCGCCGACGACTACGATTTCAAAGTCGCCGTGCGCAACACCCTCATCAATCTCGATGAGAGCAACTTCACCAAGGCCGGGAAGCTTAAGCGCGGCGTGAAGTACGCCAAACCGCTGACCAAGACCGAGCGCGATCAGAACTTCAACGTGAACGGCCTGGTCGCCGGAAAGGATTACGTCGGTGGTCGATTCCGTGGGAACTGGCAGTTCTCGATCGGGACCCCGGCGGATGGAGTGCTTGACCAAGTCGACCCGGGCGGCAATGTCACTCTGGCGAAGCTGAAACTTCAGGTTGAGCAACTGACTATCGGGCAAACGGCGTACATCGTGAACAACCTGCCATATGCGGTTCCACTCGAGTACGGCCATTCCAAGCAGGCCCCGGGCGGCATGGTGCGCATCACGCTCGCGCGGTTCCAGCAGATCGTCGACGAAGCCATCAGGAACAACCAGGTATGAGCCATAACATCATCACTTCGATCTACGAAGCCCGGCTGATCGCCTGGGCGAAGGCCTTGCCCACACCGCTCAAGGTTGTGGTGGAGAACGAGGCATACACGCCCGTGGAGGGCGCTACATACCTGAAGGCGTTCACGTTGCCAGGTGATACAGCGAGCAGCACGCTTGCCGGCGATCACAGGCTGTTCACTGGCGTGTTTCAGGTCAGCATCGTGACGCCGTCCGGCAAATATCGCGGCGCTGCCGGTGCGCTGGCTGACCAGATCGCCGCAATGTTTCCGCTGTACGAGCGAAATACGAAGGGCGCACTGACCGTGGTGACCATGACACCGGTTGACCAAGGGCCAGGAATTCCAGACGACACAACCTACACCGTTCCGGTTTCGTTCGCGTACCGGGCCGACACCAACTAATCCGCCCATTGGGCAAAACCAGAACCCGCCATTGAGCGGGTTTTGTCATTTCTGAAGAGAGGAAAACCCCATGGCCGGCATTCAAATGCCCAACGGCGCAACGTTCGAAATTGCTTCCGCCTATGGCACTGCAATCCCATTCACCGCCCTGACCAATGCCAACCCGGCAGTGGCCACCGCCGTAGCGCACGGCCTGGCCGAGGGCGACATCATTGCTCTCAGCTCCGGCTGGACCCGCCTGGACGGCCGCGCCGTGCAAGTCGGCGAGATTGCCAGTGGCACCTTTGCGCTCGATGGTGTGAACACCACGAACATTCAGCAGTATCCAGCCGGTTCGGGCGTCGGTACCGCGCGCGAGGTGACCACCTTCACCGAAATCTCGAAAATCACCGAGCTCGGGTCGAGCGGCGGCGACCAGCAGTTTCTGACGTTCGGCTTCCTGGCTGACGATGATGACCGCCAGATGCCGACCACCAAGAACCCGATCACTCTTACCATTACGGTCGCCGACGATCCGTCGCAGCCCTATGTCGGTGTTTGCGAGGAGGCTGACGACGACAAGCAGGCCCGCGTTCTGCGCCTGAACCTGCCGGGCGGTAGCCGCATCATCTACAACGGCTACGTCTCCATCACTTCGACCCCGACAATGTCGCGCAACAACCTGATGACTCGCGTTATCAGCATCGCGCTGACCGGTCGCCCAACCCGTTACAGCGCCTCGGCGTAAGGAAGGCACATGGCAAAGTTCACACTCGCCCGGAATCCAACCTTCAATCACGTCGTCATGCTGCCAACGGTCGGTGGCGATCCGGTGAGCGTCGAGTTCGAGTTCAAATATCGCGACCGCACCGAACTGGCTGGCCTCTACGCAGAGTGGGGTGAGCGTCACAAAGCCCTCAAAGAAAAAGCAGAAGAGGCCGGCATTGAGCAGTTCACGGCTTTGCTGATTGATCTGCAGGTCGAGCAGTTGAAGGCGATCATCGCCGGCTGGGATATCGCCGAAGAGTTCACCGACGAAAACCTGCGCATCCTGGTCAAGTCCATCGCCGCCACTCCGGGCGCAGTGCTGGCCGCTTATTCCGATGCCTTCAGCAACGCACGCCTGGGAAACTCCTAAGCGTCTCCCGCAAGCTGTACGAGCCGGGGCCGTCAGCCGAATCGCTGGCGGCCTTCGGCCTTTCTCTTCGTGACATACCCGATGAACTCTGTGAGGTCTGGCCTGATGTCTGGCAGGCCTTCAAGGTCTTCGAGGCCATGGGCACCCAGTGGCGTACAGGCGCGTGCGGCGCTACCGGACTCGATTACACGTCAATTCGCCATGTCGCAGGCTTCCTCGGGCTTACCCGGTCGGAGGTCGCCGGCGTCTTTCCAGACATCCGCGTCATGGAAGCCGAAGCCCTGCGGGTGATGGCGGAACAGAGGGACAGTAAATGAGCACCACCTTCGCTTCCATGGGGATCAAGGTTGAGTCGTCAGAAGCAGTCAAAGCCGCTGACGATCTCGACAAGCTGGTCGACTCTGCCGTTGATGCTGAGAAAGCGATTGATGGTCTCGGCAAGACCGGTTCCGAGCTGGCTGACACTGGCAAGAAGATTGTTCAGGCCGAGAAGGAAGTCGCCCAGGAGATCGACAAGTCGACTGGAGCCACGCAGCGCCAGGCCGATGCTAGACGCAAGTCAGGTGCCAGCGCGACCAGCGAAATTGCGATCATCAGCCAGCTCGACAAGGCGATGTCCGGCAACATCGGTAGCATGGAGCAACTGATCCAGGCCGAAGGCTTGCTGGAGCGTGCTCGCAAGGGCGGTCTTGTGACCATTGAGCAGCAGGAGGCTTATCAGGACCGGCTTGCCAAGGCCTACGACAAGATCGAGAAAGCCGAAGCCAAGGAGGTGGCACAGAAACAGCGGCTGATCGACGCTGAAAACCGTCAGATTGAAGCATTGAAGCGCACGGTCAACGGCATCGACCCGGTCACTGCGAAGCTGGCAAAGCTGGAGGCGCAGGAGAAGGCGCTTAACGATCTGTACAAGGCCGGTCAGATCGACGCGGCTCGCTACGGTGAGGCGCTGGCGAAGATCGGCAAAGACCGTGACGGCCTGACCGCGACAGAAACTGCATTCGACAAGCTGAAGCTCGGCACCCGCCAGGCTCAAGAAAATGTGATGCAGCTGACCAATGCCCTGCAGTCTGGGGATTGGGGGAGTGGTGCGCGAGCTGTCGCTCAGTTGGGCGCCGGCGCGGGAGCTTCTGCCAAGAGCCTGGCCGCAGCACTGATTCCGGCCGGTTTGCTGGCTGGCGTCCTCGGCGCGCTGGGCTATGCCTACTTCGACGCACAGAAGCAGGCCCGCGAGTTCAATGTCGCCATCAACGGCGGATCGAACGATGCCGGGCAGAGCATTGCCAGCCTCAAGGTTATGGCTGAAACCGCTGGGGCGATCACTGAGAACTTTGCAGGCGCCCGCGAGGCAGTGATTGCACTGGCATCCGGCGCAGCCACCAGCGGCGTCCAAATGCAGAACCTGGCTCAGGCCGCCGCAGCAATTGGTGAAGTGACAGGGAAGGGCGCTGGAGACATTGCCAAGTCGCTCGCGAACGCCGGAGACACTGCCACAGAAGCCGCAGAGAAGATCAGCGACCAGTATGGGCTGCTCACCTACGAGCAGTACCAGACCATCAAGGCGATTGATGATCAGGGCGACCATCAGCGAGCGCTGGATGTCCTCAGTGAAGATCTCAATCGGTCGGCCCAGGAACGCCTGAAGAATTACCGCGAATCCCTGTCCGATATCGAACGCGATTGGGATCGGGTCAAGGTGGCCATCAAGGGCGCCTACGCTGAAGTCCGGTCAGAGATTTTCCCAGATCTGGCAAAGCAGATTGAAATCACCCAGCGCGTGCTGGACACCCGTAAGGGTGGCGGTGTTGCCGGCGCTCTATCTAACGGGCTTAGTTGGCTGAACTCCTCGCTGGGGCTTGCTGAGGGGGAGAATGACGACTCAACTCCGGCGTTGGAAGCCAGGCTTGCCGGGCTGAAGGCGCGCCTGTCAGCAAGCGAAAGCAACGCTGCCGCTACTGGTGAGGAGACCCGGGCGAACAAGGAATTGATCGCTGTCCAGAAAGAGCTGGACAAGCAGATGGACAACCTGAACCCGCTTGCAAAGCGTAAGGATGCCTACAAGAAGCTCAACGATCAGTTCAAGACACTTTATGAGAACGCCGATAAAACTGGCCAGAAGTCGGCGCTGCTGGATGGTGTTCAGTTTGACGGGAATAAGTTTTCCGGTGGTGCCTACGACAAGCTGCGAAAGGCAATCGACGAGCAGAAAAAGGATCCCAAGACAGCGGCAGGCAGCGTCGATCTATCTGGTTTCAATGACTCGAAAAATGCGCTCAGTACCGTGCTCGCCGAGTACAAAAATGCTCAAAAGGATTTGGAGGCATCGCAGAAGGCAGGGCTGATCTCGCAGGCAGATTATCTGCAAGCACGAGAGGCTATGATCGGCAACGAGCGCGACGAAGTTACTGCTGCGTATGAGGCTGAGATCGCCGCACTGGAAGCAGCGAAGAGCAAGGCAGGCACATCGGCGGCGCAGCGTATTCAGCTTGACCAGAAAATCGCCGATGCACGGGCCGCCATGGTCAAAGTTCAGCAGGATGCAGACACCGAACTGAGCGTACTGGCGAAAAACGAAGAAGGACGGCTGAAGAAGCAGGCCCTGGCGGTCAATACCTACACCAGTGCACTGCAGCAGCAAGTCACCACGCTACGCGAGCAAGGCCAGCGGGCAGCAGCAGGCATTGGTCTGGGTGATCGTCAGCGCGATCTAATGAGTCAGCAGAACGGCATCGATGATCGCTTCAACCAGCAGAAGCTCGAACTGGCGAATCAGTACGGCGATGGCTCACGCGGTATGAGCCTCGATGAGTACACGCAGAAGCTGGCAGCACTTAAGGCAACCCAGCAGGACCTGCACGACACGGTTCAAGCCAACTACGACGAGATGACGGCAGCCCAGAGCGACTGGAGTGCCGGAGCTTCGTCGGCGTGGCAGAACTATCTGGAGTCTGCGCAGAACGCCGCGGGGCAGACGAAAAGCCTCCTCACCAATGCGTTCAGTTCAGCAGAGGACGCTGTAGCCAGTTTCGCCATCAACGGTAAATTCTCGTTTTCTGACTTCACCAAATCGGTGTTGGCGGACATGGCGAAGATCGCCACTCGGCAGGCCACCTCGCAAGGGCTCAGCGCTCTATTCGGTATTGCCGCATCCGCGGCGGGTTCGTATTTCGGTGGTGGCGGCGGGAACGGATTGGCCGCCGGATCTGCCGGTGCCGTGTCGTCCGATCTCGGTGCTTCGCAGGCTGGCTATGCCGGTATCGATTTTTCTGGATACCGGGCGGCTGGCGGACCTGTTGCGCCGAACTCTCTGTACGAAGTCAACGAACTGGGGCCGGAGCTCTATAACGAGGGCGGGCGGTCATTCCTGATGACCGGTGCCAACGGCGGTAGCGTCACGCCTCTGACTGCCGGCGGCGGGCCTGCGCTGGCCGCAATGTCCAGCGGTGGCGGCATTACGTACAACTTTCCGGTGGCGGTCTCGGTGCAGACGTCTGGGAGCGACGGAGCGGGTGTTTCACAAGAGACAACCAACCAGCTCGGCAAGAGCATCCAGCAGGCAGCAAAAACCGAAGCGGAAACCGCGATCGCCAGAGCGTTGCAGCCGGGCGGTTCGATCTGGCGCCTGACAAATGGGAGGGCCTGATGGCCATTGAGAAATTCACCTGGCCAACCGAGCGCGGGGAAACGCCTGATATCAATTATCGGGTGCGCACCTCGAAGTTCGGCAATGGCTACGCGCAGAACGTCGGCGACGGCCCGAACAACAAGGAGGACTCCTACCCGGTTACCTGCGTAGGTCAAAAGGCCAAAGTGTTGGAGATCATGACGTTCCTCGACCGGCACGCCGGTGCAAGGGCGTTTCTCTGGACAACACCGCTCGGTGAGCTCGGTCTGTTCACCTGCAAAAATCCCGCTCCAACTCCGGTGGGTGGCGGCGTCTTCAAACTCACCGCCACGTTCGAGCGGGCATTCCAACCATAAGGGGCAATCATGCCGCTGATCAGTGACATCCAGGTGCTTGAGCCTGGCAGTGAAGTGCTGCTCTTTGAATTGGACGGCACGGAATACGGCGCGGACGTGCTGCGCTTCCACGGGCATGCGATCCCGCACACGGCCGCCGAGTTGATCGCCGCCGGCGACGACGCGGACCAGCTGCCCGCGAAGGCGATTTACTGGCAAGGCAACGAGTACAGCGCCTGGCCGATGCAGATGGACGGCATCGAGGCGAATGGCGACGGCACGGCCGTGCGGCCCACGCTATCGGTGGGCAACGTCAACGGGCGCATCACGGCGCTGTGCTTGGCGTTCGAGGATCTGCTCGAGTTCAAACTGACGATGCGTCACACCCTAGGCACGTACCTGGACGCGGCGAACTTCCCGGACGGCAACCCAACGGCGGATCCGACCCAAGAAACTATCGAGGTCTGGTACATCGACCAGAAGACGAACGAGGACGGGGAAACGGTCAGTTGGGAGCTTGCCAGCCCGGGCGACGTCGGCAACGAGTCCATCGGCCGACAGGCTACGACGCTGTGTCATTGGTGCCTCACCGGAGGCTACCGGGGGCCGAACTGTGGATACACGGGCTCATACGTCACGAAGGACGGCGTCGTCACCGATAACCCCGAACTGGACGAATGCGACGCCACACTCGGCAAGGGATGCATCCCACGATTCGGCGAGGGCAACCCGCTGCCGTTCGGTGGCTTTCCGGCCGTTTCGCTGATCGCAAGGAGCTGACATGCACAAACATATTTTGAACGCGATCCAGGCCCACGCGGCAGCCGAGTACCCGAAAGAGTGCTGCGGCCTGCTGCTGGCGGTGGGACGCAAACAGCAGTATTACCCGTGTCGCAACGTCTCGACCGAGCCGAACGAGGAATTCCGTATCGACCCAGAGGAATACGCCCAGGCCGAAGACCTCGGCGAGGTAATTGGTGTGGTGCACTCGCATCCGGACGCCACCAGCCGCCCGTCACCGCGCGACCTGGCCATGTGCGAGGCGACGGCCATGCCGTGGCACATCATCAGCTGGCCTGAAGGGGATTTGAGGACGGTCATGCCGTCCGGCGAGGTTCCGCTGCTCAAGCGCCCATTCGTACACGGTGCCTGGGACTGCTGGCAAGTCTGTGCCGACTGGTACAGGCGCGAGTGGGGACTGGAGTTCGAAGCCTTCAAGCGCGCCGACGGCTGGTGGGAGAGCAAGGACAACACCAGTCTGTACGAGGCGAACTACGAGGCCGCCGGTTTCTACCGGGTCGACCAACCGCAACGCGGTGACATGATCGTGATGGAAGTGGGGCGGACGGTTTACCCAAACCATGCTGGGATCTTCCTCGGCGCCGATCCGGCGTTACCCGGCGAGGATGCCGCTACGTTCGGCCCTGGCCCGTTCCTGCTGCACCACCTGTACGGCAGGCCGTCTGAGGTCATCGTTTTCGGCGGGCCGTGGCTAGACCGCACACGCCTGATTCTCAGGCACAAAGATGCACTGCAACCAACTGATGCGGCTGAGCCGTAGGAGGGAGTTATGAAGCGATCGACTGAAGCAGCGAACGGTGCAAAGCGTGACAGCAACGTGCCTGCCATGAACCACTGGCGCGTAAGCATGAAGCGCAGCGCGCGCAGCGGCGTTTATTACGCGGCGGGATTCAAGCGCCCTTTGTCACAGCCAGAATAAGGTTGTCGATGTAGCTCTTGTGCAGGTCGTTGTCGATGCCATCGCACTTCTCGGCTTTCAACCTACGCAGGTCGTCGGCAATTGCCTCGGCGATCGCAGGATTGCCAGCAGAGATGCGCCGGCCCAGAACTGAGGCGGCATTCAGGTTGAAAACTATGGCTGTCTTGAGTGCCAGCTCAAGTTCACTGACCCGCTGTTCGATTGTTTGCATGTGGGATTTTCCATCCTTGCGTTATCCGCGCCGAAATTGGCGCAATCCCAGTCCTTGGGCTTGCAGGCAAAGGACTGGGTGAAGTCCAGAGTTGCTGGTTCAGGCTTTGGTTTGAGTTCTAACGATCAACTCCCATTGCACGGGCTTACCCTTACATTGGTGCTGATTTTTGTTTTGAGGTGGAAACGGGTCACCCGCGTTTGAGGTGATTTCATCACCGCAGTGGTAGCAACGATAAATGCCAGAAACTGGCACCTTTTGTCCGATCCCGTAGATGTGTGTCCAATGTTCATTCTCCGGCTTATCAGTGGTCACGACATAGTTCTTGGTTTCTTCCGTAACGAATGCCATACCAGCCTCCTGTGCGGTAGTTCGGCGGCACAACGCTACTATGTCGGCTTTGGGTTCGGCTACTGGCTTTCTATCCACGCTGGATGGGCGGACAGGCCAATGCTACCCTCGACTCCTTACCATGGAGTCGGCGCAGTATGAAAAATGTGATTTTGTTGAGTATTTCTCTTTTTTTTCCCGCTTATGCCAGCGCTGAATGGCAGCAATCATCAGTCACAGATGAAATGCGAGAAAAAACCACCGCGGTCTTCACTCAAGTCGCAAAGCCTATCGATGGGAAGGGGCCCAGCGTCGAGATTTCAGTTATTGATAATGCGGACGGGCGCCCCGGCGCGGTGATATTTCTGGATGGCGGCGTGCCTGATAACTGCCCCGTAAAAGACAGTGCTTACTGCGAGATTAATGTAAAACTAGGCAGCGGCGCGGTTGAGAAGATGAGATTTACCCCTGCGGACAAGTCAAGGCTGATTCCCCAAAAATCAACAGCATTTGTTGGGTCTTTAAAGCTTGCGAGCACTATGTATGTGGAAATCGACATCAAAAATGTCGGGCCGAGGCAATACAAGTTTCAAACTGGCGGGCTACCTGTTGCCGTCGACCGATCACCTAATTTAACAGTCCATGGTTTTGATCTCGGCCAAGAGTACAAAGGCGATAAGCCGGGGCTTACACAGTTACGTGTCAACGGTTCCGATATTTGTTATCAGGTCAGTGATGGGGGGGACTCACTAGGCAACGGGCGCTTTCAAGATGCTCGGCTGTGTTTCTTCGAAGATGTTTTTTACCAAGCGATACTTAGCAAGGGCGAGAGCGGCTCCTACGAGGCTGGGAAAAAATATCTTATATCAGTCTTCGGAAAACCAGATACGGACTCTGTTTATCCCTCTTGGCCTAATGACGGCGACAAAGTGATTGTCAAATCCACTAAGCGTGCGTCTTACATGCCAGGATTGAAAAAGAGCGATGGGCTTTTTCTGATTTACGACGATATCGTTTCTTCGCTAGTGCCTTCTGCAGTGAGCAAATGAGAAAAAACGCCACTATGAGAATTCAAGTATTGGTAATTGCGGCCTTGTCTGTCTCAGCTTTGCTGGCGGGCTGTTCGACGTCTCCAGTTCCGTCCAGTGAAGCCGACCCGGTTCCATCGTCAAGATTGTTTGCTTTTCAAACCCCTGTGCGTGGTGATTCGATACTCGTTGTCACCAGGGATACGGGCTTTGTTGGTAGCGGCTGCAATACGACCGTGAGCATCGACGGTCGCCGGGCAGCAGAAATAGCCTCAGGCGAGACCGCGAAATTCCGCATTGCTCCAGGTGAGCACATTTTATCTGCGTCATCCTGCGGGAGCGGCCTGAAAGAAAGGGAAACGAACATAAATGCCGGAATCACTAAGAAGTTCAGGATATCCATAGACTCAGCGATGAGCATGGACTTATCACCCACCATGCAATGACAGAAGCCGCCTTCGGGCGGTTTTTTTATATCCGGAGAAAAAGACTTGGTAGCCACGCTCAGCAATAACCCAGCCATGACCACGATTCTTCTATCTGGCCCACTTATCAAGTTGTTCGGCCGTGTTCACTATCGTGAGCTCGGCAGCAGATCCGTGGGCGAGGCCTTCAAGGCGCTCAAGTGCACCCTGGAAGGATTTGAGGCGGCGATCAAAGACCTTGAGCGAAAGGGGATGCGTTTCGCGATTTTCAGGAATCGGAAAAACGTAGCTGAAAAAGATTTCGGCCTCGGCGGAACCCAAGAAATTCGCATCGTCCCGGTCATTTCTGGCAGCAAGCGGGCAGGCCTTCTTCAAACAATTATTGGGGCCGTTCTGGTCGTGGCGGGCTCGTACTTTGGGCAGCCATGGGCCGTGCAATTGGGCGCTGGTCTGGTAGCCGGCGGCGTCATCCAAATGCTCAGCCCCCAAGCCTCAGGCCTGAAGCAAAGCGCTTCCCCCGAAAACGCTCCCTCGTACGCCTTCGGTAGCGCCAAGAACACCACGGCCAGCGGCAACCCGGTGCCGATCTGCATCGGTCGGCGTCGGTGGGGTGGAATGATCATCTCGGCGTCGATCTACGCCGAAGACAAAACGTAAGCAGGACAGCAGCACACCAACCGCCCGTGAGGCGGTTTTTTTATGCCTGGAGGAAAGCATGGGCGCAGCGGAACAGATTGAGGTCTACGGCGAGAAGGGCGGCAGCAGCAAGCCGAAATCGCCAGTTGAAGCCAGCGACAGCCTGCGCTCGACCAACTTGGCGAAAATCCTGATCGCTGTGGGCGAAGGTGAGTTTGATGGCGTCCCAACCGATTACGACATCTACCTGGACAACACACCGATCCGCGATGCCAGCGGCAATTACAACTTCCCGAACGTGAAATGGGACTGGCGCCCGGGTTCTGTGGATCAGACCTACATCCCGGGCATTCCGGCTGTGGAGAACGAGACGTCACTGAACGTTGAGTTGCGCAGCGATGCACCGTGGGTGCGCTCGATCACCAATACTCAGCTTTCGGCCGTACGCATGCGCTTCGCATGGCCAGCGCTGCAACGAGTGGACGATGAAGGCAACGTCGGCGGATACCGCATCGATTACGCCATCGACCTGGCCACTGACGGTGGCGCCTATCAACAGGTGTATCCAGACGCGGCGGACGGTAAAACCACCACCCGTTATGAGCGTTCGCGTCGCATTGACCTGCCGCCGGCCACCACTGGCTGGCAGATCCGGGTGCGGCGCCTGACGCCGAACCAGAACAGCAACAAGATCGCTGACACCATGCTGATCGCCGGCATCACCGAGATCATCGACGCGAAGCTGCGCTACCCGAACACCGCGCTGCTCTACATCGAGTTCGACGCTGAGCAATTCACCAACATCCCGGCCGTGACCGTGGAGTGCAATGCCCGGCGCTGGATGGTGCCGAGCAACTATGACCCGATCCTGCGCACCTATACCGGGACGTGGGATGGTTCGATGAAATCGGCCTGGACCAATAACCCGGCGTGGATCACCTACGGCATCTGCACCAACGAAATGTTCGGCCTGGGCAAGCGCATCAAGCCGTTCATGGTCGACAAGTGGGAGCTGTACCGGATTGCCCAGTATTGCGACCAGCTGGTGCCGAACGGGTTGGGCGGTCATGAACCGCGCTTCCTCTGCGACATGAACCTGCAGGGCAAGGCCGACGCCTGGTCGCTGCTGCGCGACATCTCGGCGATTTACCGTGGCATGACCTACTGGGCTCAGGGCCAGCTGGTGATGCAGGCCGACATGCCGCGCGCGCAGGATTTCGACTACGTCTTCACCCGTGCCAACGTCATCGACGGCAAGTTTTCCTACGGCAGCGCCTCGGCGAAGACCCGATACACCCGGGCGCTGGTCAGCTACGACAACCCGGCGAACAACTACGACACCGACGTGATTCCGTTCGCCGACCTGGACCTGCAACGCCGCTACGGAGACCGGCCAACCGAGCTGAGCGCCATTGGCTGCACCCGGGCATCCGAGGCGCAGCGCCGGGGCAAGTGGGCGATCCTCAGCAACAATCAGGACCGCACCGTGTCGTTCAAGACCGGCATGGAGGGCGTGATCCCGCTGCCGGGACACATCATCCCTGTCGCGGATTCGCTGCTGGCGGGGCGGGAGGTCGGCGGACGGATCTCGTCGGCGTCTGGCCGCGTGGTGACGCTCGACCGTGACACCCAGGCCAAGGTCGGTGATCGCCTGATCATCAACTTGCCAGGTGGTCGCGCGGAGGGACGCACCGTACAAAGCGTCAACGGCCGCGCGGTGACCGTCACCACCAACTACAGCGAGCCGCCGATCGCGCAACTGCAATGGGCGCTCGATGCCAACGATTTGGCAATCCCGCTCTACCGCGTGTTGCGCACGAAGCGCACCACCGAGGGCGATTTCGAAATCAGTGCGCTGCAGTACGAACCGAGCAAATTCGCCTACATCGACACCGGAGCCCGCTTGGAAGAGCGGCCAATCAGCGTGATTCCGATCACCGTGGTTCCGGCGCCGGCCAGCGTCACCCTCGCGTCAACGTCGTCGGTGGTGCAGGGGTTGGCCGTGGCCACCATGACGATCAGTTGGCCCGCCGTAGATGGCGCGGTCGGCTATGACGTGGAGTGGCGCAAGGACAGCGGTAACTGGATCAAGCTCCAGCGCACCGGCATGACCAACGTGGACGTGGTCGGGATTTACGCCGGCGCCTACGTGGCCCGCGTCCGGGCCGTAAGCGCGTATGACATCACGTCGATCTGGCGCAACTCGATCCTGACCAACCTCAGCGGCAAGCAGGGGCTGCCGCCGGCGCTGGCCTACTTAAACGCTACGCCATTGCTGTTCGGGATCTATCTGAAGTGGGGTTTCCCGGCGGGCGCCGAGGACAGCCAGCGGACTGAAATCTGGTACAGCCAGACAACTCAGCTCGATATGGCAACCAAGCTGACCGACTTGGCTTACCCGCAGAGTGACTTTTCCATGCTCGGCCTGCGCGCTGGCGTGACGTTCTACTTCTGGGGACGGATCGTCGACAAGATCGGCAACATCGGGCCGTGGTACCCGATCGGGATGGGTGTTCAAGGGCAGTCGAGTTCAGACGCGGCGGCGATTCTGGAAATGATCGCCGGCGAGATCGGCCGCACGGAGTTGGGCAAGGATATCCTCGACGAGATCGACAAGATTCCTGGTTTGCAGGCGCAGATCGATGCACTCGACGGGCTGAAGGGCTACGACCCTGAAGCAACCTACGAGGAGTACGACCTTGTCGTGGTGGGAAAACGCATCTACCAGGCCACTGGCGATGTGCCGCTGAACACCCCACCGCCCAACGAAAACTACTGGCTTGACGTTGGCCAGACTGTGCAGACGGCGAACGGGCTTGCTCAGCAGGTGGCGACCAACACCGCCGAGATTATCGAACTCGACGGCGTGGTCACGGCGCAAGCGACAGCCTTTGAGGCATTGCGGGCTTCATGGCGTGATGACGACGGGCAAGGCGATCTGGACGGCGCGATAAAAGAGTGGGGCAGTACTGCGGCGATCGCATCCGAGAAGAAGGTGAGGGCGTCAGAGAACCACGCGACCGCTCAAACGGTTGAGACTCTGACAGCCGTTGTCGGCGAGAACCAGGCGAACGTAGCTGACCTCCGGCAGACGGTTGCCACGGACAAGGAGGCCACGGCGCAGGCAATCACTCAGGTCACTGCGAAAGTTGGCGAGAACACCGCAGCAATTCAGGAAACAGCCACAGCCTTCGCTGATGTGAACGGCAATCTGAAAACGATGTGGTCGGTGAAAATGTCGGTCACGGCAAATGGACAGTACGTCGCAGCAGGTATTGGGCTGGGCATCGAGAACGTGAACGGTGTGTTCCAGAGCCAGTTCCTGGTGGCTGCTGATCGGTTCGCCATCGTCAACACGATTGCCGGCGGCGCCATCTCGGTTCCGTTCGCGGTTCAGGGTGGCCAGGTGTTCATGAACTCTGCGTTCATTGCCGACGGCACGATCACCAACGCCAAGATCGGCAGCTACATCAGCTCGACCAACTACATCGCCGGCCAGCAAGGCTGGATTCTCAACAAAGACGGAACGCTGGAAATCAACGGCATCGTGCCCGGTCAGGGTCGGCTGGTGATCAACTCGCTGAACGTTTCTGTCTACGACGCCAACAACGTGTTGCGGGTCCGGCTCGGTTACCAGGGGTGATTAATGGCTCATGGAATGCGGATTTGGGGCGCCGACGGTGCCCTTCAGATCGATGAGAACTCATTCACCATTCGGGTGGTGCTGTCGACGCTGGTGACTTTCAGTAATGCCGCGAAGACCAACCAGGACTTTTCGGTACCTGGCGTTGGGCCTGGGAACGGCGTGCCATTGTTGTTCCCATCGGACCTTACACCGACCAGCAACAGCAGTTCGAAACCGAGCTCGTCGACAACGTGGCGAGGGTCTATAACCACACGCGGGGGTACGCCAGTACGATCGCGTCAGGGACGATGCGACTGATCGTAATGAGGTTCAACTGATGGCGGGATACGGCCTTCAATTCACAAACAACAGCAACGTGGTCACTATCGACTCGGAGTTTGCCCGGTTGATGGTGATCTCCAGCGGAAGATATGCGCCGACTGAAGAAGCCGGCATGGGCTCAACCACTTATTTCGCAAGGCCGGTAACTTCCCAAGAGCCGCCCTTGGTTTTTGTCCGGCCTGACAACAGCGCCGCGATCGCTGGTTTGAGCAACATGCGGCTGATCGGGTCAGCGGGTAACTGGATTGGTTTTTATGTGAGGACGTACAGCAGCGCCACCGCGCTGCCGAACGGCCGCTATTTCGTCGCTGCGTTCGCGGCTCAAGCCGTTGCGCTTTATGGCATGCGGCTTTGGGATGGCGCCGGCAAAATGCTCTTCGACTCTGGGACGCCGAACGCAACGTTCACTCGCGCATTTCAGAATTGGACCTACATCAAATCAGACATGACGGATCAGGGTCTTTACCGAAACTACTATTCGGTTCCGTTTAGCTTTCCGCAGAACGAATTCATGCTGATCAACAACTTCGGTATGACAATGGTTTCAGGTGGGGTCATACCCAGACAACTTGCCTGCACTTGGGATTTTTCTACCGGTACGCTCTACGCGGTAACCGTTGCAGCCAACAACCCATTCGCATTTTTCCTGCCAGCGCTCTTCGCGAAGCAGGAGGTCTAGACCTATAAGGAATACGCCATGCCCTGGTACAAAGCCGGGACGGTTTCTGTCGTCCAAAATTCCAATGCGGTGATCGGCGCGGGAACCTCGTTCATCGCGAATTCGCGGGTCGGCGATGCGTTTCGTGGCCCCGATGGTGGCTGGTACGAAGTGACCAACATCGCCAGTGACACTGCTCTTTCTATCGCGCCAAATTATCAGGGCTCGACGAACGCCTCAGGGGCGTACGCGCTGGCGCCTATGCAGGGGTACGTCAAAGATTCGGCAGATGCGCTCCGGGCGCTGGTAAACCAATTCGGAGAACAACTGGCTGGCCTGACGGATACCGACGGACTGCCCGAAGGCAGCAGCAACAAGTACTGCACTCGCGCACGGATGATGGCTGAGTTGTTGACCGGGATCAGCTTCGTTGATTCGGCAGTGTTGCCCGCGGACGGACTCCTGGTGGCTCTGGGCAAGCTGCAGGGACAAGTGTCTGCCAAGCTGCCGGCAGCCGGTGGAAAGCTGACCGGAGCCCTCAATCTGGCCGTTCCAGTTTCACTGGCCAGTGCGGCAGTAGTGGCCATTGGCGCTGCTGCCGCAAATACCATCGGAATTACCGGAACTACGGGTATTCAAGGCTTCGATGTCATCGCTGCCGGCGCCCGGCGCACCCTGGTGTTCGCCGCAGCGCTGACGCTAACCCACAACGCGACATCGCTTTTGCTGCCCGGCGCGCAAAATGTGATTACAGCAGCGGGTGACTCGGCTGTTTTCGAGTCTCTGGGGGGCGGTAGCTGGCGCTGCCTCTCCTACTATCGAGCATCGGCCGCCGCGACTGGCGGGGTTGGCCGTGGCTACATCGATGGGCTGGTGATGGAGTTCGTTTCTCTAACATCCATCAAAATCAAGGCTGGTTCGGCATTCGTGCCGGCGCTGGGCCGGAATGTGACGCTCACGGCCGACAAGACCCTTTCGCCCACCCTGTCAGCCTCGGCGTTTCATCATGTCTACCTGTTCGACAATGCTGGCGTGGGGGACATTGAAATTTCCAGCACCGCGCTGCCAGATCCGTATTTCGGCTCTGCCAGTCAGAAAACCGGTGACGCGACTCGCCGATACATCGGTAGCTTTCTCACGGCCAACAACGCCGCAATCTGGAAGTTTCACCATGAGGGGCGGCGGAACTTCATCCGCTACATTGAAAACCTGACGACAGCCCCGTTTTTGGTTCTGACAGGGACGGCCGCCACGACTCCCACGTCGGTCAGCTGCGCTGCTGTTGTAGCTCGATCAGGGCACACGGTGCTGGCCTCGGTTTATGCCGGTACCGGGCTGTACTTCAGTAGCAGCGACAGCCCTACGGCGTTGAGCAGCACGTCATGGGGTGTTGGCTACAGCACCGGACCGACCACTCAATACGACCTTTATTTGAGTCGTGGAGCGGGTGTCGAGCAGCAGTTCCGATACTTCGGCTTGGCGGCGGCTGCTGTGTTCACCCTCGTTCACGGCTACTACTTCGACAGGTGATCAACATGCCCTATGCAATAACCGCCGCCGGATGGCGAGCAATCAACGAAGGAATGGATTTGAACGAAGGGGAGACATATTGCGAGGAAATCCCCCAGGAGCTTCTGGATATCGTGGCGGATGCGTCCGCTCGGGCGGAAAAGGCTTCAGCAGAGGACGCCTGGCGCGATCAAGAGATATCGCTGATCAACAACCAGTTAATGGCGATCGAGGAAGCCGAAGCAACAGGTCAGGATACCGGTACGCTCCCGGGCACTCGCGTGCAATGGCTCGGATATCGAACCGCAGTCCGCAAATGGAAAACCGGCGCCGAGCATTTTCCTGACTCTGGATACCGGCCGATCAGGCCCCAGTAACACCGCAATGACACAGCGCCCGCCACTGAGCGGGTATTTTTTTGTCTGGAGAAACCTATGCCCATCACTCAGCAGCAGTTGCTGCATATCCTCCCGAACGCCGGCGCCAAAGCCGGCGTTTTTGCACCTGCCCTCAACACGGCGATGCAGCGTTACCAGATCGTCGGGACGAAGCGTGTTGCTGCGTTCATCGCCCAGACCGGACACGAATCCGGCCAGTTGCGCTGGGTGCGCGAGATTTGGGGGCCGACAGATGCCCAGCTTGGGTACGAGGGCCGCAAAGACCTGGGCAACACCGTGGCAGGTGATGGCAGGAAGTTTTGCGGCCGGGGCCTGATCCAGATCACCGGCCGGGCGAACTACGCCGAGTGCGGCGAAGCGCTGGGCCTGGACCTGATCAATAAACCTGAGCTGCTGGAGCTGCCGCAGCATGCCGCAATGTCGGCGGCCTGGTGGTGGGCCACGCATGGGCTCAACACGCTGGCCGACGCCGGTGACAACGCGAACATCGGCAGCATCATCAACACCGGCAGGCGCGGGCGCACTCCGAATGGTGCCGCTGAGCGCCAAGCTTTCTATGAGAAGGCATTGCAGGTGCTGGCGTGATTGCTGTGCCGTGGAAGTTGATCGGCGCGCTTGTACTGGTGCTGATCGGCGCAGGCAGCGCCTGGCAGTTCCAGGATTGGCGCTATGGCCGCCAACTTGCCGAGCAGGCCCGACTGCACACCGAAACCCTCAACCAGCTGACCCAGGCCGCCGCGACCGCGCAGCAGGCCGAGCAAGACAAGCGGCTGGCCCTGGAGCAGCGGCTGGCGGCCAGCGATCAAACCCACTTCGAGAAGATGACCCATGCACAAAAAGACCAGGCTCTGCTGCGCGATCGCCTTGCTACCGCTGATTTGCGGTTGTCAGTCCTCCTCGACGCAACCGACGCTGCCAAAGGCTGCCGTGTGCCAGCCACCGCCGGCACCGGCGGCGTGGATCATGCAGCCGTACGCGCCCAACTTGACCCAGCGCATGCTCAACGAATTGTCGCCATCACCGACGAAGGCGACCGGGGACTGATAGCGCTGCAAGCGTGTCAGGCCTATATCCGCACACTGACTGATGGCTCAGCGCCACAGTTGCGACCTGAGCGACCTTGACCCATGATTTAGATTCCTGTTGATGAATCGGTGCGCATGGACAAGCAGCTAGCTGGATATTCGATTGTGTTGACGATCATCTGGGTATCAGCGGTAATCGCTGTGATGTATTGGATGTCGCACTGAAGGTAATGGGTGGCTGGATTGGAAGGTGTGGTGCTTGGCGAGAAGATGCAGCGAGAGGCGGACCGGCTGCTGGCGCAGATTGTCAGAGCAGATTCGATGATTATCGCTGTGAAGGCGGGGGCACGTGCGGATGGCTTCGTGCTGGGATTGGAAACCGGCGGGGCCTTGCGTGCCGGCGACGCGGAAAGGCTGTACATCATTTTTGAGGCGGCGCTGGTGGAGCGCTTGAAAACGCTTTCGCAGTTCTGAATCAAGCTGCCGGTTCAATCAGGCCAGGTCCTTGGTTTCGGACATTTCCCACTGCCCGGTCAACTTTGAACCATTCGAACGCCTCAGCCGGCTCACCCTGGTGCAGTACCATTTGCTCGGCGCGCTCTTTCGGTGTGGTCGGGTCCAACCATTCTCTGGCCAACTCCGGCGAAAGGGCGACCGGCCGCCGGTCATGAATGTCGACCATGCCGCCGGCGCTGTCGGCGGTGATGATGACAAAACCGTCATGCTCGCCCGGGTCATGTTCTTCGTTTGGATACTGACCGATCGCGGCGCAGAGGATTGGCGACTGATCCAGATGCCGGATCAGGTACGGCTGTTTCTTCGGGCCACCCTCGTCAACCCACTCGAACCAGTTGTTGATCGCGATGATTGCCCGGTGGGGCCAGATTGCGCGGAAGAACGGGCCGTGGGCGACTTTCTCCACCCTGGCATTGATCGGCGCGGCGCGATCCTTGGCCCAGTGCGGGCGCCATCCCCAGCGAACCATGTCCGCGTGCAGGAACTGGCCTTCCTGATGGAAAAGGGCAAGCTGGGCGGTCGGCGCGGCGTTGTACCGCTCGAGAGGCTGCTCGCCGGTTGAGTTGATCAAGGCGTTCGGCATGCTGAGCGCTGCCACGAAGTCGTGGATGCCGCTGTACTGGGAGAGTCGTCCGCACATTGTCAGATCCTCGCATGATCTTTCAGCGTAGACCCGCAGGTGCCGGCTTTGTCACAAAACCTTTTCCGGCGCAGGTCTGGCAGTCATCGCGCGCGCCAAATCGATCGAAGCATGCCGGGCAGATGCAGAACGCTGCCGATTCGATGTGAGGCCGCACCTTTTCAAACGCACTCAGATCGCGCTCTTCCTGCGCGACCTGGGCAGCATCCACAAGCGCGCGGTAGGTGTCAGGGTCATCGATGGGCCGGAATTCGACACCTCCGATTACTCGTTCAGTCTCGATCAGTTGATAGCACTGGCCATGCATTTCCAGCGTCAGCCCTGAGATCGTGCCGACATTCCGGGAGATGCCCAGGTTCAGGTGTATCCCTTCCGGGCCTGAATACACTTTCCCGTCATAGGTTCGGGACGCACCACGCGGCTTTTCTGTCGCGAAGTTGAAGATCGAGCGGCTGATCGTAGCCAACAGCTTCCCGTCGTCGACGTGCACAACGTTGTAGGTCGATGCTCCTCGGTATTGGCCTGGCGAGTTCTGCAGCTCTTCAACGGCGTGCCAGTAGGCAGCGTCCGCCATCTCGTTCATGTCGAACTGCTCAAGCTGGTCGATCAGGCCCTCTGCATGTAAGGCCTCGACCATCTCATGGAGTGCTTCCCGGTGTCCTTCGGGGTTTTGCATGCGAAAGTCGTGATCGTCGAGAGTGGCGCGCCATCGCTGGAGCCGAAGAGATTTGGCTTGATCGAAATTCATGGAACGGATCGCTGTACAAATGCTGTATGCATGTACAGTAATCGAGGCGCGTGATGTGGGCGAGTGCGAAGCGACGAGCTGTAGGATTTGGGATTGGTCTTCGTTCGGCAGAACGCCGTGGAGGGGGGCAAAGTGGTTAGTTATGGAACACGTCCAGAATAGTTATGGAACGCTTCCTGAGTGGCGCAGAATTTTCCGAACGCCAGAAACGACAAAGCCCCGAATAATCAGGGCTTTGTCGTATCAAATATGGCGGAGGCGATGGGATTCGAACTCATGGACCTGTTACAGTCGACGGTTTTCAAGACCGTTGCCTTAAACCACTCGGCCACACCTCCGTTGCGTTGCGGGCGCCATAATACCTGAATGAAACACACTGTCAAACTCTGTGCATGGCTTGTTACAGAGCGTCTGTTATGATCTTTGCGACTGAACGTTTCAAACCAACAGGAGTGTCGCCATGCGCGAACAGGATTACGCAGTTCACAACAGCGTGCAGGCTGAGCAGCTAGAGGTTAGCCGCGTCCTGCGCAACACATACGGCTTGCTGGCGCTCACCCTCGCTTTCAGCGGTGTGATGGCTTTCGTGGCCCAGCAGATGCGCGTCGGCTACCCGAATATTTTCGTGGTGCTGATCGGTTTCTACGGCTTGTTCTTCCTCACCAACAAACTCCGTGATTCGGCCTGGGGCCTGGTGTCGGCGTTTGCCCTGACCGGTTTCATGGGTTTCCTGCTCGGCCCGATCCTCAACCGTTACCTGGGCATGCAGGGCGGCGCTGAAGTGGTCAGCTCCGCGTTCGCGATGACTGCACTGGTGTTCGGTGGTCTGTCGGCCTACGTACTGATCACCCGCAAGGACATGAGCTTCCTCGGTGGCTTCATCACCGCAGGTTTCTTCGTGTTGCTGGGTGCAACGCTGGCGAGCATGTTCTTCCAGATCAGCGGCCTGCAACTGGCGATCAGCGCAGGTTTCGTGCTGTTCTCGTCGGTCTGCATCCTGTTCCAGACCAGCGCCATCATCCACGGCGGCGAGCGCAACTACATCATGGCGACCATCAGCCTGTATGTATCGATCTACAACCTGTTCATCAGCCTGTTGCAGATCTTCGGCATCATGAGCCGCGACGACTGA